TCATCCGCGCCTGAACCGCTCCGCGGGCACCGCCCCCTTGCGCTTCACCTTCACCCAGTCGCGCGAGCGCTTCCCAGGCGTGTAAGGGCTGGTTGCCCACTTCGCCACCAGGCCCTCGAGCTTCAGGGGCAGCACGGCCTCGTGGAAGAAGCGATGGCCGTCGCTGTCGAAGTGCCCGACCACCAGGACGTTGGGTGGCGCAGGGTCCAGCAGGTCGGCCAGGGCCTGTTTGCGCTGCAGGAGGGGCACGGCGGTGATGTCCTTGCCGCCGTCGACCAGCAAGTCGAACACGCAGTAGGCGACTGGGTCGGCACCCTCGTACCACCGCCGGCGCCGCGCGCGGTCCTGGAGCCGATCGAAGTCGCTGCGCCCCAGTTCGTCGAGCACGCAGACCTCGCCATCGGTGACGTACGGGCCGCCAGGCACGGCGGCGAGGCTGCGCGCGACCTCCGGGAACCAGTTCGTCGCATCTGCGCCGTTGCGCGTGCGCAGCTCACATGCGCCCGTGCCGAACTTGGCCATCATCCGGTAGCCGTCGTACTTGAGCTCGTAGATCCAGCCGGGCTCTTCCAGGTTGAGCGGCCGCTCGTCGAGCAGCATCGGCCTGAGGGCGGCGAATTTGACCATGCCGACATCCTTGGGCCGGCGCCGCAGGTTGGCAATCCGAAGAAGCCGACGCGAGATGATGATCGGGGCCTACACACCCATCAGTCTGGCGCGAGGACGTTGTGCCTGCCAACTGGGAGAACGCCATGCCTGACGACACTAGCAAGACCGGCAGTGATCGGAAGTTCATCTCGCTCGAGCAGTACTACGAGCTGCGAGATTGGGCGGAGAGCCTGGGCTGCACGCCTGAGCAGCTGCGCGACGCCGTCAAGGCCGTGGGCAACTCGGCTGACAAGGTGCGCGAGTACCTCTCGGCGAGGCGCGCCAAACGTGCGGTGCGCTAAGTGCCGTGATTCGGGTTGGGTCTGCGAAGACCACCCGGACCGCCCCTCCGACGTGGTCACCGAGGGCGGATGCGACTGCGGCGGCGCGGCCGCCCCCTGCACCTGCAATCCCGGTGCGATCTTCGAGGGCTGGGTGGAGGTGTTCGCAGTGAACGATCCCGAGCAGGTGGAACCGTCGGTGCACTGAGGCGCGCGCCACCGCTGTCCGGCGGGCGCTAGAACAGAGAAGGCTCCTCGGCCGCCGGCGGCTCCTTCGGCCTGGCCCGCTCCGGTTTAGGTTTCGGGGCACGCGGCGGATCAGGCGGCGCGGGCCCGGCGTCGAAGATCTCGGCCGGCGCCAGCTTGAGCAGCTGCTGCGCCTGGTCGACGGTCCCCTCGAGCCACTGGTCGAAGTCGCCCGCCTCGATCGGGATCACCGAGCGCTTGTCCTGCAGCTCGAGCGGCAGCTTCACCTTCGTCTTCGGGTCCACCTCGGGCTTGTGCATGCGGCCCATGAGCGGGTGCGCGTCCGCGTTGAGGGTGAGCATGGTGTAGCTCTCGAACTCGTCGCCCGTGGCCTTGTCGGTCCAGACGTTCCAGAGCCCGGCCAGGCCCCAGGGCGCGCTGTCAGCGCGGCGGAAGCGCCACCACTCGCACCTTGGGAACGGCTCCTCGTACGGCCCCCAGTACGGCTCGTCGAAGCTCGCGGCGGGGATGATGCACCGCTGGCCACGCTTCCACGGGTCTTTGTAGCTGGCCTTCTCCGCCAGCTCCTCGCTGCGGGCGTTGTTCGTCGGGTACTTGAGCTTCGGCTCCTTGGCGAACCAGGGGATGAGCCCCCACTGCCCCACCACCAGCTCGCGTTCGTAGCCCGTGGCGTCGCGCCGGCGGCGGATGAAGGGGCCAGGCGCCCTCGGGAAGATGTCTCGCGTCCACGGAGGCGTCTGGCGCGCGCCGACGTGCCAAAACCGCTCGATCTCCTTGATCTCCGGGCTCTCGTATCGATTGCACATCCGCGCGATTCTGCGTCAAACTATACTGGATGCATACACAGTATGAGAGTCCGAGTTTCTCTGATGCGCAACGCCGGGCGGTGGCTCACCTGGAACCAGAAGCCGCGCGAGTTCACGGGCGCGCTGCTGAGCAGCCGAGCCGGGAAGACCGACGAGCAGGGGATCACCTACCTCTACCTGGGGGACGACGGACCGAAGCTGTACGACGCGAGGTTCGTGTCCGTGCTCGGCAACGAGTTGCGGCTCGTAGGCGTCGAAAAGTTCGAGTCAGCCTGGGTGGTCCAGGAGTGGAACTGCGAGATCCTCGCAGTGGAGTAGCGGCCCTGCCCAAGGAAAACTGTGGCTCAGGGCACGTTCCCCATCGAGTAGGACAGCATCGGGCCCGCCACCATGAAGCGCCCGCAGCGCTGCGCCCCTTCCGCAGGAAGCGGATAGGCCTTGCCGCGGTAGGAGAACGGCAGGATGCGGAAGCTCTTCAGGAAGCCTTGCCCGTCGCACACCGCCAGGCTGCCGGTCCGCTGGTCGTAGGAGTCAGCCAGCTCGGCCCACATCGGATCTAGGTCTTTGTCGCGGAGGCTGAAGCGCTCGAACGCCGTCTTGCCACCGTCCAGCAGGCTGAACTGGTAGAAGCGCACTGCGCGACTGCCTCGGGCGCAGAACATCAGCATGTGGCTCATCGCATGCGGCTTGTTGTCCCCCTCCTCGGGGCTCCAGGCGATGCCTTGCAGGTCGATGGGGTAGTCCTTCACGTTGCCCGCATGCGTGATGTTGCTGCCCAGCCCGGTGATGCGGTTGATCTCCTTGATCTCGGAGGCGGCCGGTGTCCCCAGCACCTCGGTGATCGGGGTGGTCTGGCGCACCGGCTTGCAGCCCGTGACCCACTTGCCCACCTCGCGCACGATCACGGTTCCGCTCTCCAGCACGGTCCACAGGGCTGGCACACGAGCGTCCGCCCGCCAGCCCGTGAAGGTCGGCGTGGGGTTGCGGCGCTCGTTGTACTTGTTCCAGTAGCCGTAGCCGATGGTGCTGACGATGGCGCGGACGCGCCCGCCTCCGGCCTCGGTCTTGATGACCTTGGGCAGGTAGGGAGAGCCCGCCGCCAGCAGGTACGGCCACTGGTTGTCGGCCATGCCGACCATCGGCAGCTGGGTCTTGGCGTTGTTGTCGGCACTGCCGAAGTACATGTCGTTGAAGTAGCCGATCAGGGGCTTCAGGTCGATGAAGCACTCCCGCTGCTCGGGATAGCTGCCCACCGCCAGGAGGCCATCCTTGGCATAGGTCTCGTACCAGACGCCGCCCGGCTGGAACTTGGCAAGGTTGTCCTTCAGCGGGTAGCTGTTCTCCGCGACGTTGCCGGGGTCGTTGCCCTGCGCCACGATCTGATTGAAGCCCGTCACGCCCGTCATCACCCGGCAGCAGGTCGGCGCCTTCATGTCGTCGGGCAGCGGCACGTAGCCCACGATCTTCATGAAGCCGATGTTGCCCTGGTTGAACAGGCCCGGCTTGACCCCGCACAGCCATTCGTTCCACCACTCGTGCCAGGGCAGCGGGCCGTCGATGGGCTGGCCAGGGCGCACGCAGCCGAGCGCGATCACCACGACCTCGCCCCGGAAGGTCTTCCAGTTCATGAGGGTGGCGTAGACGAACTCGTTGCAGTCGCTCACGTCCATCGAGGTGACGGAGTAGCCCACCGGGAGCTGCACGTAGGCCAAGCTGCCTGGCGCGGTGGCGGTGCCGATGTTGAAGATCACCGCGCCACGGTCCTCGGTGCCCTGGGTGGCAAGGATCGAGTTGCGCGTCACCCCTGTGTCGCCCGGGCCGGCATGGCGGATCTGGTAGACCACCTTGTCGGTGTTCCTGAGGATGCCCTTGGCGATGTAGTCGCGCAGTTGCTGCGGCACGGGGTCGCGGCCGTCCTGCCAGAAGACATCGGGGTTGAGCGAGATGCAGCCACGGTCCTTCGCCATCGTGGTCAAGCGCACGATCGAGGTCAGCAGGGTGGCGCCCAGCACGAGACCTGCGCCCGAGTTGTTCACGTAGTCGCCCATCGCCTTGTTCTCGGGGCCGCCGAACTGGTACAGCGAGCGCCCTCCCCCATAGCCATCGGTGATGGTCCCAACGATGGGGGCCAGGGGCAGCTCGGGAGAATCGTTTACCGACGAGGCCTCGCCGTAGCGCATCTTCATGGCGCGCGGTCCGGTCCAGTCCTTGGCAACCTCGTCGTAGGCGCTGCGGACGATCACGCCGCTGGCATCCACGATGTCACCCTCGATCGCGCTCGGCGCCGGGGCCGGTGGGGGCGCTGGAGGTGCAGGCGGCGGCTCAGGATCTGGCGGAGGGCCGGAGGCGGTTCCGGGCGCCGGAGGTGGAGCGGGTGGCGGCTCCGGTGCGAGGCGCCGGAGGGGGTGGCTCGGGGGCCGGGGCGGGCGGTTGCGGCGCAGGAGCTGGGGGCTCAGGTGCGGGTGCTGGTGGCTCTGGTGCCGGGGGCCGGTGCGGGAGGCTCGGGCGCCGGCGGTGCCGGAGGCATCACGATGCCGAGCGCGTCGAGCAGGAAGGTGACCGGCTCGCCGTACTGGCCGTTCTCGTCGGCCTGGCTGATGGAGATCTTGACGAGGCGCATGAGAGGTCTTCCTTGCGGTGATAGACCTCCGCAATTCTTCGCGCGCGCCCTCGCGCGGTCGAACTCTACTGGGGTGCCCCAGGCTTCCTCCTTCAGAATGGTGTCTTGATGCGCCTCACCCTCCTGTGCCTCGCGCTCCTCCTGCCGGCCGCCGTCGAAGCGCGCATCCCGCGCGACCGAGCTGAGGTTCGGGCCTTCCGAGCAGAGAACCCCTGCCCCTCCACCGGCCTACGGCGCGGCCGTTGCGATGGGTGGCAGGTTGACCACGTGGAACCGCTGTGCGCCGGCGGCGCGGACAAGCGCGCAAACCTGCAGTGGATCTCGACCGAAGATCATCGCTTCAAGACCTACGTCGACGTGCGGGAGTGCCGGAAGCAGCGCCGGGCGAACACTCAGCCCTGACTTACCGCTCAGGGCTTTTTTTTGGGCGGCGCGGGCACCTCGATTCGGGTCCGCTTGCGAATCTCGACGGTCCGACCGTCTGCCAGTTTCACGCGCACCTTGCTCGGCGGCGGCGCAGGGGGAGGAGTAGCTTCCACGGCCTGCGCAACGCGTTTTGCAGATGGCGCGCTGCCAACGTCCCGAAGCTGATCGATTTGCATCTTGATCTCGTCCGAGCGCTGGTCGAGCGCCTGCAGTTGCTCCCGAATGCGCCCTACCCTGCCCGCATGCTTCTCCACTGCAAACGAATCCTCGCCCTTGTGAGCGGCGTCCAAGTCTTCCAGCGCGTCCGCGAGCGGGTTGTGCAAGGCCGTGATTTGCGACTGCAAGCCGAGTAGTTGCCCTTCAAGCATGGCAATGTTCGACTGCCGTTGGCTTTCGAGCATAGAGCGCATCACTGCTTCCTGCTTCGCGAGTGCAGCCGAAATCCTCTCTTCGGTTGGATCCGCCGCGGCTGCAGCATGGGGAAACGTAGCAGCCCATTTCTCAGGAGCTCGCGTGCGTGGCTTTTTCTCCGCCCTGACGACCTGCGCCCTGACATATTCCGTGAGCTCTTCGAAAGTCATGTCCACAGATGACCCATCTCGCTTCAGCGATCTTATTGGCCCGGCTAGCTTGAGTTCCACCTGCGTAGGCATTTCAGCCAGAGAGCGCTCAAGCCTCTCGACGATTTCGCTGTTCATCGATCGCTTGTTCTTCGCCGCAGCCTCGGCAATACGGTCGCGCATGTCCCCGGGCAGCCGCACCATGAATTTCGCGGCTGCGTCACTGGGGTACTTTTCTTGTTCCATTTGCGCAATCGTACTGTCAAGTCGACACCTTTCTGATGTGGCGACTTGACACTAGTAGCGACTCGACATACATTTTTGCTGTCGTATGGACAAACATAAGGAATCAAGATGGCACGACTGAAGGTCGACACTTGGCGCGGCGCGATCAGGATGCCGCTGCCTCTTGCTCAATGGTTGCAGGCCCGAGCAGATGCCAACTACCGCTCTTTGAACGCGGAGTTGGTCGAGATGGTGCGGAGGGCCAAGGAAGACGAGTCGACGTCGGCTCCGATGCCGTTGGAGCCGACGAAAGGATCACCGTGAGAAATTGGCAGGCTGACCTTGCGCGATGCCAAGCCGCTTCCATAAGCTGTGCGCAAAGAAAGAAGCCCGACTGCGTCAACAGCCGGGCTTCGAATGACAGCCGAACGTACTACAGAACGGATATCTAAATGAACAATAGCACACAGCGTGCCACGCACGCAAACGTCTTCGCCCTGCCCACAGCGGCTGCCTCGCTCGTCGTGCAGCATCCGCGCCACGGCCGCTATCCCAGCAGCATTGCGAGCATCGCTCGAGCGAGAACGGCGCGCGCCGCGCGCTTGGACAGTCAGAAGGTCCTCGCTCGAGAGCGCGATCACCTGATCGGCGCCCTGCTCTACAGCCAAGCCCGTCTGCGGGAAATCAACGCCGAACTGCACATAGGAAAGACGGGGGCACGCTAAGAGGGTAGGGCGTCGCCAGCGCCAGGTGATACGACACCAAATCAGTGGGTGAGAAGGCTGGGTTGAGCCAGGGCTTCCAGAGTCGCGCGCGCTTCGGCGAATTCCGGTTTCTCTCGGCGGCGCTCGTTCATCAGCTGCGAGCCGACCTGGCCCTTTACCTTCGAGGGCATTTCTCGGCGCTCCAGTTCGAGCAGTTGCTCGGTGATGGACTTTTCGGCCCTGGCCAGCCGCTCCGCTACCTCCTCGAAGGCGTTCAGGAAACGGATGCGGACCTCGCGGGCGTCGTCGCCCGAGAAGCCCATGGCCAGCTCAGACAAGCCTTTGGCTGTCATCCTGAACATCGCCAGCCGCCGGCCGGTCGAGTCGAAGTAGACGCTGGGCTGAAAATTCAGCCGAGCATGCTCAGCAATGAGCTCGCGGCCGCTCCTTAGCATGCGGTCGATGGTTTGCAGCACGTTCTTGTGCCGCTTGCCGAACGCAAGCGCGACGGCGCGGGTGTCGGTGACAAGCTCCGCGCCGTCGCGGGCGATGAAGACGGTCAGGTCATCGATGTAGCTCATCGCTCAGCCCTCCACGCCCATCAAGCGCTTGATATCGGCGACCGGCCATGCCAGTCGGCCATTCACGCGCAGCGGCTTGAGCGGACCTTCACCTTTGCATGCCCAGAGGTGCAAGGTCTTAATCGATCGGCTGAGATGATGGGCAGCTTCTGCAGACGGTATTGCGGAGCGGGTTTCACGCTCCAGAGGAATGACAGCCCTGGCTACCATGATGCGCACCCTTGAGTGGTTGAACATGGTTTCTCATTCTTCGCATGGGTCGCATTTCTCCAATCCATACGGGGGGTATCGGCTGGCAACAGCGACAGCGCTTGCGAAGTATTTGGCTCCTGAAGCAGGCCCCTGCTACATTCCGGGCTGTGACGACCTACCTCTTCATCAAGCTTTTGGCCTTCGGCGTAGGTGCGTTCTGCTGGGGATGGTGGTGCTCGGTTAACGGTCGCGATTTGTCAGGCCGACGGGTAGGCCAGCGGCCGCCAAACGAGCCACCTCCGACTCAGCGGGGCGACTGAGGCCCAGCCTCGGGCCGTCGACCGTCGGCGCCTTTGTGATCCCGCGCTGCATGGTTTGCGAAAGCGCCGCGGCCCGCGCAAGCGGGCGCGCAACCAGGTGCAGGGCTGCCGCCGGGCCGAATGCGGCGGACCCCAATGCCGCACCTCCAAAATCTAGCGGGCTGATGCCGGGCTGAGAGCCGATCTGCTCGACTGCCTGCGTTGCTTTCGGGAACGCGGCTGAAAACTCTGCGGCCTTCTTCAAGTCACCGGTCAGGCGGCCCTTCTTCAAGGCGGCGACCAACTTGCGCCCATCGATGGTGCCGGTGCTGGGATTCGTCGCCCGCTCGACGTCATACACCCGCGCGAGCGTCTGCCGCGCGTTGCGATAGCCGGCGAGCAATTCAGGCTTGCCCTGGGCGGTGAGGTTGCGGTCGATCAAATCTTCGAGCGCGCCGGACACCTTGTTTTGCACTCGTCCAAGTGCCTGCTTCTCCGGGTCGCTGAAGGCGGACTTGTTGGCGTTCGCGCTCGCACGCAAGCGCTTGATCGCCTCGATTGCGCTCTGCGCATCGAAAGCGGTCTTGCCTGCGAAACTGTCGACCAGAGCCTCGACATCCTTGTGGATCACTTCGGGGAAATCGGCCTTCAACTGCTTCGAGCTCGCTCCGACTTTTTCGAGTGCGCCACGGAACGCGTCGTCGGCAGTGAAGGTGCCGGCGCGGCCGAGAGCGTCGTATGCTTGATTCGCGCGAGCACGGACAGCTGCCAGGCCTTCCGGTGTCAGATCTTCTGCGCCGATCGCTTCTCGCGCGATCTTGTTGAGGAAGCCCTGATTCCTCGAACTCGCCTGTTGCGCGACGCTTGCTTTCCCCGCGTAACCCTCGACCGCTCGATTCACCAGGGTCGGCTTGACCATCGATGGCGGCACGATCAGTCCACTTTCCGCTCCTGCAGCGGCGGCGTCGCGGAGGCCCGTCGGCACCTCTGGCCCTCGCATTGCTTGCTGCGCCCGAAAGCCAGCTACGCCAAGGCCGCGCACAACAGCCGGCAGTGCAGCACCAATCGCGGCACCCGTCGCGGCATCATTCGGATCCACGAGCGCAGTGGTCGCCGCGCCGCCGATGGCGCCACCGGCAACGCGGGTGGCCAAGCCAGCGCCATCTGCGCTCAACCCGCCTGTTTCGATCGCCCGCCCCAGGGCTGCAACTCGTGGTGCAGCGCTGGCGACGCCAGCAGCCCGCACTCCCGCGCCGAGGGCAGCACCCGCAGGGGCAGCGATGGCGACCTGGCCAGCGATGCGCCCCACATCGGCGGCCGTGCTGTCGCTGTACGTCTTGTCGAAGTCGGACTTGCCGGTCTCATTGAGGGCGGCGACTCGATCGCCCTCTTTCGAGCTGAATGCGTTGGCCAGCACCTGCGCCGGCTTGTCGATCACGTCTCGAACTCCGCGCACGAAGCCAGCGCCCAGGCCTTCGATCGTGCCCACTGCGGGCGCCGGCGCAGCGTATTTCGTCCAGGGCCCCGCCTCAGCCGGCGGCACAGCGGCGGCGGCCGGCGGCGCTGCCTGGTACTTCTCCCACGGGCCGGCCATTACGACTTCCTCCAGCTCTTCGGGTCAGCCGGATCGCCGCCGAGGAAGGTGTACCCGCCATCCTGGGCGCCGGCCTGCGGTGCCGACGGGCGAGTGCTCGCGGCCGCAGGGTTGGCGGCCGCTGCAGGCGTAGGAGACAGCTGGGCAGCAGCCGGGGTCTCCGGCCCTCGCACCTGCGCCACACGCTTGTCGGAGTCCGGTACCTCGGCGAGGATGCCGCGCGTGGCCAGCAGCCGGTTCTGCCGCTTCTGCTCGATGACCTTCTCGCCATCGCCAGGCTGCGGGAAGTACTGCTTCCGGGCATTGTCGAACTCGTGATCGGCGATGGCCGCGCCCGACTCGCGACGCAGTGCGGCATTGATGAAGTCGCGCTGCGCCTGCTCGACCTGCTGCTGCTCGGCGCTCTGCGTGAAGTTGGCGAGGCCGCCGGCACCCACCGTCTCGGCCGCGCGCTTGATGAGCCCAGGCTGGTTGACCCCCTTCGACGCCAGGCTGTCCAGGAGGTCGCCAGCGGTCTGCATGCGCGTGCCGAACTGCAGCGCCTTCGCCTGCGTATCGTTCAGCGGCGCGCGCGAGCCGCGCACCGAAGGATCGGCCGGACCGCCTGGAACGAACTCGAGGGTGCCGTCCGTTTTTCGCCGATAGCCTGCGGGCGACTCGCCCGCGACCTTGGCTGCCTCGATCTCCAGCCGCTTCCGCGCGATCGCGTTGGTCTCGGCGTTCTGCGCGTCAGCGATCCTCGCGCGCGCCTCGGTGCCGCGCTCGGCGATCAGTGCGCGAGCTGTGTCGCCAGCTTCGGCCTGCGCAGTCCTTGCAGCTTGCGCGCGCAGCTGGATGGGCGTCAGTGCCGCCTGCACCGCGGCCTCATCTCCCTGGAAGCCACGGCGCGGAGACCAGGAGCCACGTGCGGCCGCGGTGCGCAGAGCCGCGCCTTCGTTGAACTCGGCGTTCCGGTTCGCATAGTCGGCACCGATCACGGCGACGCCCGGCGTCGGGTCGCTGGGTTTGCGCACCTTCTGCAGATCTTGCTGGTGGGCGATGTCTCGGTTCAGTTGGCCGAGAGTATCCGTCGAGCCCGGCAAAGCGGTGACGCTGCCGGCGGCCGGGTAACTCGGTGCCGCGGCTGCAGGCGCAGCGACAGGCGCAGCAGCAGCCGGAGCGGGCTCCGCAGCAGCCGCCGGAGGCGCTGCAGGATCTTGGTAGGCGCTGCTGCGCGGATCCGTTGTGGCATTGAGGCGCTGCGCGGAAGGTGCAGCGGCCGGCGGCGCGGGGGGTGCGACGGTGACCGCGGGCGCGAACGTCTGGCCTTCAGGGCCGCTCGTGGCGGTGACGCCCTGGCGTAGCCGATTCGCCAGCCCGTAGGTGCGCGCGTCGCCAGCCAACTGCGGATAGAGGCCGAACGCAGCCCCTCCGCTCTGTGGCGCTGCTGCCGCCGCATCGCGGCGTCGCTGCTCTTCGTCATCGACCAGACCACCATCGGCATAGCCCGCGCGCTTCTTCTTCAGCCCTAAGCCGCCAGGCGCAACACACGAGCCATCGACCACACCGCCGTCGCGATAGGCCACGAACTGGCCCCCAGTGCGGTTCGAGTACGGCGCCGGCGGCGGAGGGAGCGGTACCGGAGCCGCGGCGGCCGGCGCAGCTGCTGGTGTCGCCGCGGGTGCAGGAGCAGCAGGGGGCGGAGGCGTCGAAATGCCGCCGTAGGCCGCAAACGTCGGCTGGCTGGCCGGTCGCTGCAGGCCGAGCCCCGGAGCCGGCGCCGTCGGCGTGGCGGGTGCCGCTGGTGCTGCAGCTGGCCGCAAGCCCAACCCTGGCGCCGAGTTGGACGCCTGCAGGCTGGCAATCTGCGCCTTCGTGTCGGCCAGGCTGCCAAGCGCATTCGGTCGGCCGATCCCCGACGCAGGATTGAAAGTGCTCGGCGGTTGCGCAGGTTGTGGTTGAGGTGCGGCTTGGCGCCCGAGGTCGTACGTGCGCAACACCTGCCCGCCCACCGAAGGCGCTGCAGGCGCTGGCGCGCCGGATAGGCCAACCGGCGGCGCGCGGTATGGCGCGGCGGCCGGCGCCGGCACGCCAGTCGGCACCACCGTGACGGAAGGATCGCTCGCTGCCGCCGCTGCGTCGCCGAAGCTACGCGGACGGCTCGGGTCATCGATCAACCCGCCATCGGCGCGCCTGGTCAGGCCGAGCTTGGGACCATCGTCAGCAGGCTTGTGCGTGATGTCCTTCAACGCGGTGAGCACCGCGGCGCCGAGGCCATGAACCTTCTCTGGCGTCACTTCGAATTCGCCGTTGCTGACCATCGCCGGAACGGTGTCGGGCAGCCGCTCGAGGTTCTGGGCGCCGAGCGTTGCGGTCGAATCGGCCGGCATGATGAACGCACCCAGGGGCAGATCGCGGGGGATCGAATCGGAGGTGCCGGTACCGGGGCCCCTGACCATTCCCCCGTCCTTCAGGCCTGCTGCCTTCATGCGCCGATCCAGCGCAGTGTTGCCGGCATAGTTGCTGACGTTGCCCAGGCCACCAGGCGCAGCAGGCGCTTCCGCTGGAGCCGGTGCCGGCGCGGGGGCAGCTGCAGGCGGCGACGTGTTGCCGTAGATCCGGTCGGTGATCCGTCGCACGATCCCGCCGTCGGCGTAGTGCTGCACCTCCGTGTGCCGCGTGCGCGCCAGAGAGGCGCCGGCGTTGCCAGGCTGGGAATCGGTCATGTGCGGGGGCCTTTCAGGATGCCCGGCATTCTTCGCGCGCGTGCGCGAGCGGCCAAACCTTGGTGGGGGGCCTCAGGGCTTGGCGATAGGAGCGATGCACTCATCGAGCGCAGCGACCAGCTTCTCTTCGTAGCCGTCGCGCTGCAGCCGTTCTGCGCGTGCGGCGCGCACGTACTGATCGACGTCCGACCCCTTGCGAAGGGCCTCGGTCGCGAAGACCGGCCGCTCGGGCTTCTGCGCCTTGCACTCCACGCCCACGGCTGTCTTCACGGTGAAGGCACCGCCGGTGGCGCTGCAACCCACCAGGGTCGACGCGGCCAGGATCACCAAGGCGAGGCGTTTCATGGCGCTCTCCCTGCGAGCTCTTCGTCGACCTCGGCCTGCGCGCTGGCGCACACGTTGCCCGGCACCTTCGGCGGCGAGGTCAGGATGCCCTGAGCTAGCTTCTGCCAGCTGGCCGCCTTCTTCTCGGCGGCCTGGCGCGCGGCCTCGCCCTGGTCGTGGCGCTTGTTCGACAACTCGGCCAGCGCCTCGGTCGCGTCGCTGCAGGCGGTGGCCGCGCCGCGCGCGCTGTCACGATCGGCAATGGCCTGCGTCTTCGCATCGCGGGCCTTCAGGTAGGCCTTGGTCAGCCCGATGTTCGTCAGCGCGCTCAGCCCCAGCAGGATGCCTAGGCCGATGATGAGCCACTTCGTGACCGGGATCATTGCTCGAGCTCCGCGGGCCGCGAGCAGACGTGGCACGTGACGCGAGACGGCAAGCCGCGAAAGACGTTGTTGCAGGCCGTGCAGGTGTTGAGGCTCAGGCCGCCCGGCTTGTCCGCATCCTGCGGGTGGTCGTACGGCGTGGGGTGCGCCACCGCTTCCGCCAGGAAGTACGGCAGGGGCACGCCGGGATGCATCGAGGTGATCACCACCAGCCCCAGGGGCGCCACCACATCGCCCACCAGATCGAGCTGTAGATCATGAGCTCACCGCCTTGCCGATCGCGATGGCCACCAGGCCGCTTTCGCCGTCGAACAAGGCGCGCTCGGCGGCGCGGCGTCGCTTCAGGCCCAGCATCACCTTGCCGCCCGCCTTGTTCCAGACCAGGAACTGGGCCGATGCGGTAGCAATGTCGCCGAGATTGAACCTTCGCAGCAGCGTGGAACTGCGGAAGTTCGGCAGTCCGATGTTGTAGGCCAGGCAAACGAGCGCATCGAACTGGCGCTGCGTCATCTCCTGCTGCACGCAATCGAGCACGCCCGGCTCGAACTCGTGGCCGAGCCGGAGCTCGAAGCGCACGTCTGCCTCCTCCTGGGTGATCTCAAGTCCCGGCACCACGTCGGGCCCGGTGTCGCCCCAGCCGATCGTCCATGGCCTGCCGCTCAGGTGCGCCAGGTCGGGCGGCACGGCAGTGAGCCCGTAGGGATAGATGCCGGCACGGACCAGCGCTGCAAAGAGGGGCGAGCCGGGATCGGGATATGCGCACAGCTTGCACGTCTCGAAGTAGTGCATCACGGCAATGCCATCGGGTCCGGTCTTCATGGTCGCCTCACTTCTCGGAGAGCGGAACAGCCGCGGAACTCGGTGGTTCGATCGGCGCGCCGTCGCGGGCCTTCTGGTTCACGCTGTCGAGCTTGCTGCTGACGATCTGGTCGAGGCGCTTGAAGATCGAGGCCCGCGACCAGCCGGCGCCGATGATCACGAGCATGCGGATCTCGCGCGTGATCAGGTCCGGATACTTCGAGGCGATGGCGATCAGCAGCAGGTACGCCAGGGCCCCGGCCATCAGCGCGACCACCAGGTCCTTCCGCGATTCCTTGAGGATGCTATAGACCACGCGGTTGTCGTTGGCCAGCGTGAAGATGGTGCGCAGCGCGCCGCCGAGCAGGCCAGCGATGGCGCCCCACATAAGCGACTCATAGTCGAACCCGAGCAGGTCCTGGGTGAAGGTCGCAGCGTAGACGACGCGCGTCGCGCACAGGCACCAGAGTGCCATCAGGATGTGAACGAGGGCTTTGTGCTTCATGGGAAGAGCTTTTCCGCGAGGTTGCGCAGCTGCTGCGCGTTGAGCGACATGCCGAAGATGCCGGCGATGACCAGTGCTCCCAGGCCACTGCAGATGTAGAGGAGCGTCAGCGGCCCGGCGTCGAGCGGCCTGGCCAGCGCCGAGAGGTAGAACCACAGCACGGCCGTGCCCATCGCTGCGAAGCACGCCATCTTCCGAGGCAGGCGATGCGCCAGGAGGCGCGGCAGGAAGAGAAGCGAGACGACGTGCGGCAGCGTTGCCAGTGCGGCGGAAGCGAACAGCACCGCCACCAGCCACGATGCATGCGTCATGGCGGCAACTCGATGCAGCGTCGAGGTCTCGATCGCGAGGATGTAGATAGTCCCCTGCAGCAGGTTGCCCATGAAGAAGCCCGTCAGCATCAGAGTGAGCATGCGGACCTCGATCCGATCCTGCTCGATCGGGCTCGGGATCTTCGCGACGGCCAAGGTCTCGACGAGCTCGTCGCGATGCCCAGCCTCGGGGAAAGTGGCGTTCATGGGACGTTCCTCGAGTCTTCGCCGACGTCCAACAGGACCTCGCCGGCCGGCGCCAGGTTGAACTGCTTGATGAGCCGCGCCGCGATGCCCGCCAAGCCGATGAGGAAGAGCAGCACGCCGAGCATCCAGTCGGGCAGCAACCACGACAGGAACGGCATGAAGGTCTGCACCACGCCCATCGCGCTGATGAACATGAAGACCCAGTTGCTGTACATGCGCCACCAGGCGCTGGCGTTCTCGACGAGTTGGATGTTCATGGTGGGCTTCCGGGATGTGGTCTTGATCAGCTGAGGGCGCGGCGTCAGAAAGTGATGGAGCCCGATCCGACCCACACGTAGGTGCGGTAGCCGCCCGAGACCGTGATCGCCGGGCTGCCGGTGGTGGCAGCCGCCGCCGCGTAGCTGTCTGGGTAGCGGATCACTACGGTGCCCGACCCACCACTAGCGCCTGTCGTGTTGTATCCACCACCGCCACCGCCGCCAGTGTTCGCGGTGCCGTTGCTAGGGGGCGAATTTCCGCCGCCGTTGCCGGTTGCGCCTTGCCCGGCGCCGTGCGTCGCTAGGCCGCGCGTTGTGTTGCCACCTCCGCCACCGCCGCCCGAGTAACCGACAGAAGACCCGGAAAGCGAGTTTGATAGTCCTGCACCGCCATCGCCACCCGTAAGCGCCGCGCCTGCTGCGCCGGCTGTCGATGCACCGCCACCGCCGCCGAATCCGGACGCGCCCGACGCCTGTGCGGCGCCGCCATTGCTGCCCTGCCCGCCTGTGCCTGTACCTGCCGCCCCGGTGTTGTACGGCGACGTAGCCGAGCTTCCGGCGCCCCCACCGGAACCACCGTTTAAGCCGTCTTGGATCGTGTCCGAGAAACCGCCGCCGCCGCCGCCGCCGATCGCGGTGATTGAACTAAAAACGGAATTGCCGCCGGAAGACCCTTGCGACCCTGCGCCGGAACCGCCAGAGCCGCCGCCGCCGACGGTCACGGTGATTGGCGAGCCCGGAGTTACGGCAAAACCAGAGGCCGTCAGAAACCCGCCGCCGCCGCCGCCGCCGCCCGAACCGCCGCCGCCGCCGCCGGCGACTACGAGGTAATCGACCGGAATCGAAGAGGCCGGGGCGCCAAACCGGTAGGGGTTCAGCATCATGTGGGGTACCCGATCAGGTAGACCTTCAACCCGGCGCCGGCGATCGTGGAGCCGATCGCGTCGATGTCGATGGTGATCTCCGCATCGTCAGCGAGAGAGGCGTCGCTGATCACTGCAGGGGTCGCGGCCGTGGTGCTGGTCTTCTCAGTGGCGTCGATCGTCAGCTTCGTCGAAAGGATGGTCGTTCCGGCTTCGTTGATGTCCACCGTCAAGACCGATCCTGTCGGCGCAGTGGTCGCGCTGGACCGCACGCCGGTCAACGTGAATGCGAACGGCATCCTGAAGGTGACTTTGGCAGTGCCGGTCGTCAATGCGGTCGTCTCGTCGCTACAAGCGATTGCGATGCACTGGAGCGCCCCACCCCATTCAGCAGCCGTTGCGCCGCTGTTCATGCGCAGCAGCTGGTAGGCAGTTCCCTTCGCGAGACGCGCTGCCGCACCAGATGCACCGCCTACGATCAAGTCGCCGGCCGTCGTCATCGGGTTGACGAACGTGCTGTACAGCGTGTCGAAGTAGGTCTTGAGCGTAGCCTTGATGTTGGCCCACGTCACCTTCTTCAGCACGTTGCTCGCCGCGCTGTCGGCCAGCGGCATCACATCGGCGTCGACTGGCGTGGTCTTGCCGGTGGCTGCCACCGTACCTGGCGCAATGACCGTGATGTCGGCCGTGCCGTTGAAGGCCTGGCCGTCGATATTGCGCGAGGTCGCGAGTGCGGTCGCCGTGCCGGCGTTGCCCGTGACGCTGGTCTGGTCGCCGGTGTTCGAGCCGCTCAGCGTCAGGCCGCTGTCCTTGAGCAGCTTGCCGGTCGTGCCGTCGAAGAGCGCCACCCGGTTGTTGACCGAGGAGGCTGGGCCGACGACGTCACCGCTACCGCCGCCCGCCGGCGCGTTGAAAGTACCGTCAGCGCGCAGGAAGTTCGTGGTGCCACCAGGGAAGCCGACCAGGTCGTTCACGTCGCCGGAGGTCGCGACAGCGGCGAGGTCGCCCGGCTGCACCGCGCTGTCGGCCTTCACGCCCTGGGCCGCCGTAGCGTAGGCTGCCGCGGCGGTCGTAGCAGCAGTGCCGAGGCCGAGCGTCGTGCGCGCGGCGGCCGCGTCGGCATCGTCAACCAGCGTCAGGCCGAACGCGCTGATCTGCGAGTCGTCGACCTTGGCATCGAGCGCCGCCTGCAGGCCGCTGACCGTGCCGATCGCCTGGCTTCCGGTGTGCGTCGCCCGATCGCGCAGCTGGGCGTCCGTGGCGTTTGCCGTGGCTCCAGCAGCGATGCCGTCGAGCTTCGTCTTGTCCGCGCCGGTCATGAAGCCGGCTGCGCCGGCCGCCACCGCATTCGCGTGGGCCGTGCCGCCGGCACCGACGTGCGAGGCTGGCGCGCGGGAGGTGTCGACCGGGTGCACGTGGTCGCTGCGCGATGCCTCCTCGGCCACGCCGGGGCCGGCCGTGCCGTTCATCAGCGGCGTGGCATCCGAGAGGTCGCCACTTCCGCCGCCGCCTGGCCCGCGCGGGCCCGTCTCGCCGACGGTGACGACGGTGAACTCTTCCGGGCTCTCGACAACGACGATATCGTCCATGGCTCAGTCCGTTGTCACTTCGGGTTGCACGGTCACCGTGCCGGAGAGCAGCGTCTTCACCACGCCGGTCGAGCTCACCATCTCAAGGTCGAAGACGCCGTAGGTCCAATCGAGCGCCGCGGTGTCGGCGGCGCTGACGTCCAGCGTGATCTTGAAGCCCGTCGCGTCGATGACGATGCCGCCGGCCGTGGTGTCCAGGCGCAGCAGCTCGGTGCCGCCGACCCGATCCTTCACCGACATGCGCGCCGTGTAGCCCGTGAGCGGTACCGGCGTGTTGTAGCGGAGGTAGCCGCCGCTCTTGTAGGCCGAGAAGCCCGCGGAGTTGATGCCGTCGAACTGCACCGTGTCGGCGGTCAGCACCTTGGCCTTGAAGTAGTCGCGGCTGCGCGGCGGGTCGTTCTGCGCGTTGATCTGCCGCATGCCCACCACCGAGACGATGGCCACGCGCCAGCCCTCGGGAATGTCGTGGTCCACGCACGTGACGACCGTCGGCGCGGCCTTCGGGATTCCAGTGATAGGTTTGTAGACCACCGGGCCCGACTCCCAGCGCAGGATGCGCGAGAAAGTCGAGCCCTTGCGGATCACGAGATTGGTGGGGGACGCCATGGGCCGAGATGGTGTCGGCCCCCTGCCCGCCCGCCAAACCTTGGTGGGGGGCTGGCGCGAGCCCCGCCAGGGTTCAGCTGGAGGTCGAATCCGACCCGCTGATGCCAGCAGAGGCGTTGATGCCGTTCAGCGAGGCCGCGGCAGCCGAGGCGACCATCTGGGCGTTTGACAGCGCCGCGCGCGCCCGGTCCTCGATCGCCTGGCTCTTCGCCCGCAGGTTCGCCTCCTGGCCGCGCAGCTTGATGTCCGCGTCCTGGATGGCCAGGCGCACGCGCGGCTCCAGCGCTGCTGTTTCCGCGCTGTAGAGCGCCACCAGGCTGCGCGCGAGGTCGGTGCGCAGGCCCACCATCGAGGTCGCCAGCTGCATCGCCGTCTGCGGCCCGAGGACCAGCGTGCGGATGTAGTCGCCGGCCGCGGCAATCGCCTTCATGCGCAGGTCGATCGCGTGGGTGACGGCGAAGCGCGTGTTCTCCAGTTCGGCGCGGAAGGCCTCGATGCTGATGTCCCGGCTCTGCTCGGCCAGCTTGTCGCGGCGGTCCTGGTCGATCAGCTTGACCTGATGCACCAGCGCGCCGGGCGGCAAGGGGAAGCCGCGATTGGCGAAGCCCTGCAGCGCGTCGTTGGTCGCCCGGTCGGCCTCGATGCCCAGACGCGAGCGGGCGCGCTCCCACAGCTGCTGCTCGACACCCACGTTGATGCCGGTACCGCCGTCGACGATGGCGCGCTCCAGCCAGGCGAGCGCCGCAGTGTAGTACGGCCCGTCGGGGAAGTAGGTGTTCAGGAAATCGACGTAGCCGCCCTGGATGAGCGCATCGATCTCCAGCCGTGCATCGTCGTAGATGGCCTTCGCGTCGGCCGGGTTGTTCTCCGGCAACTCCGGCTTCAGCGCTGGCAGGTAGGTGGTGTCGAGCACTGGCGCTGTGAGCTGCGGCGCGGGGTCGGCAATGTTGATCGCGTCATCGCTCAGCACGAAGGCGCGGTTCAGCAGGCTGATGCCGTTCGCCCAGTTCGCATTGATGATCTGCGAGACGATCGTCGGCGCGCCGGCGCCGCCGGTGACCGGATCCGGTACCGAAACGATGCCGCCGGGTGGGATGGGTGCTGTTGCCATGGTCAGGTCTTTCGCGACAGGGTTGCGACCGAGAATTCGAGGCTGTCGATCTCGAAGTCCTCACCGTTCTGGTTGTAGAAGACGGGTGTCAGGTAGTTGGCCTTCAGGCCCTTGCCGAGCTTGAAGCGGTGCTGCTTGAGCTTCTCGCTGTAGCTCTGCGCGACGTACAGGTACTCGTCGCCGTCCTCGCCGGCCGCGATCTTGAGCGCCATGCAGCCTTCGGACGCGGCCCCGATGAAAGCCTCGGAGATGGTCTTCTCCTGCGGGCTTCCGAAGTCCAGCGTGCCTGGGCAGATCGCTGCTTGGATGGGCGCGCCGGCATCGTCGTCGCCGCCGAGCAGGAACAGGCCATCGAGCTTGGCGCCGTAGTACCGATCGCCGATGCGCGCGAAGCTGTTGAAGGGGTAGCCCGCGTAGGTGGTGCTGCCGAAGCCGTCGAGGTTGACCGCGTGCACCTCCAGGTCGGCCCCCGGGGCCGTCATCACGACATCGATCAGGAACGAGTCGCGCACGTCGACGATGTCGACCTCCGTGGTGGCGAAGGCCACGTCGAACCCGAAGTCGTCCAGGACCTGCACGGTCTCGACCAGCGTGGTGGCGATCTCGACGTCGACCTCGATCACATCCCGCACTTCGATCGTCTCCACCTTGGCGACGGTCATCGCGAAATCGAAGGTCACCGTCTCCAGCATGAAGGCCATGCTGGGGTCTTCGTTGTAGCTCGACGCGTTCAACGGCTTCAGCGTCGCGAAGCTGCCGCCATATGGGCGATCGGCGGCCAGCCCGAGCAGGGGCTTCAGGGTGGCGGTGCTGGTTCCCGTTTCCCCCACCAGCAGCAGCGAGGCGGCCACCATGCCCGACAGCTGCGCGTAGGACGACGAGTTCGGCAGGACGATCACCGTCCCACCGTAGGAGTCGGCGTCGATCGGCGAGAGCGTCGCCTCCGACCCGCCGTGACCGGCCAGCTCGCCGGAGAACGCGCGCAGGCCACCGAGCAGCGCCGTGCTGGTGTTGCGCATGCTCGTGGCTGCCGTCAGAGGCGACATCGATGCGAACGACACGGCCTTGTCGCCCTCCCCGCCGAACGCGGCCAGGGGCGTGAGCACCGCCGACGACGATCCGAACTGCTGCTCGTCGAGCGTCGGCTCGTCGACCGCGTCGCCGGCGCCATAGAGCACTGCCGACAGGTACAGCGGCTCGCCAGGCGTCACGAGGCTGGGGTCGGTGCCGATCTCCGAGCCATCGTTCGTGAAGCTGAGCGTCGAGCTCCGGAGCTGGATGCCGAGCACGTCCGCCGCGTCGTAGCTCCCGAGCGAGGCCCCGGTGCGGAGGTTGCGCACGGTGCCGCCCGACAGCAGCAAGCCATTGCGGATGTGGCCGTAGCCGTGTGTCGGGTTCGGCACCGCGGAGAAGCCGATGGCCACGCCGGAGACGCCCGGCAAGGCCTTGAAGGTCGCCAGCCCGCCGCCGTGGATCGCGGCAATCGAGTGCGCGAACGACGTCCAGCCGAGCGGCGGCACGTCCATACGCGTGGCACCGGAGCCCAGTACCTCTGGCGTGGCAGGATGGTGCACCAGCTGCGTCGTGTAGTAGGTGGTCCCGAAGCCGGTGACGCTGCCAGCGCCATTGCCGGTCCAACGTGGAACCCCGCGCTGAACCACCGTGCCATCTTCCAGCGTGGTCGGCACCAGCACGTAGACCCAGCCCGGCGCGAGGCCACCGTCGGGCGTGAAGTTCTGGCTGCCTGACACCAGCACCGTCTCGTAGCTGTCGTAGGCCGGGCGCGCCGGCTGGTACGCAACCGCGGGCGTGGTGTAAGAGTAGCCGGAGCGCTTGAGCGTGTTAGTCATGGTGTCGCCGGTTTCTCGAATTCAGGGTAGCCGGGCCGCACCAGCGGCTTGAAGCGGCTGTTGGCCTGCTTGTTGCCCACGTACACCGGGCCCGGCATGTAGCCGGGGGGCGGAAAGGTGCCGAACGGCGCGGCCAGGGACGTGTCTGCCAGGCGGTTGGTCGCCACCTTCTTGAAGCTCGAGAACGTCGCGTCGGTGCGGTACACGTTCTGGACCCACTGGTAGCCGTCGACGGGCGGGACGAGAGGCACCAAGCCCTCGATGTAGAGCGCGCCGTTGCTCTCCGGGGTCAGCGGCTTGGCCACGGCAACCTTGGGGATGCTGAAACTGGTCTGACCCGAGGGGTTGAACGGCTGCGGGTTACGGCTGATGGCATCGTCCGGCACCAGATCGGAGAGCGCCCAGGTCGCGCCGTAGTCCGTGGTCCACAGGAAGCGAACCGCGTTCTCGTCGAAGTCGGCATAGTCGCCGCTCGCGTTGGTCCACTGGCCCACGCTCATGAAGAAGCTGCCGGGCCCGGCGGACATCGGCGCGCCGCCCAGCCCAAGGCGCGCGAACTCGACCGCAGGGTGCAGCCCGCTGAAGTCGATGCCTGCGGTACCGCCCGCCTCGCGGCCGAGACGGATGCCCGGGCTGGCGTCGAGCGGCCACGGCACGTTCTCGTAGTTTGCGCCGGTCTCGTCGCTGAGGAAGAATCGCCAGCAGGTCAGGTCGCCGAGGTAGGGCTGTGCGGCCGCGACCTCCGCATTCGTCCAGGTCCGGCCCTCCTCCTTCGAGCACAGCAGCACGAGCGCGATGCGACCCTCGCCGATGGGCGACATGCAGGCCCGATCGCTGGCGCTGAGATTCACGTGGTTCCAGCGGTCATCGCCTGCGCCGTTGAGGTAGTGGAAGATCCAATCCTGCAGTTCGGGCAGGTTCTGAGTGCTCCAGGTCGCGCCGTGGTCAGTCGTCACCTTCAGGCCCACCGCATTGGTCACCACCGCGGCCTCGGGCTGCAGCCGCAGCATCGCGACCTTGCCATGGCCAACCGTCCACGGCCAGAAGATGCGGGTGTTGGTCGGGTTGAGCGTCTCCACCACCGATTCGCTGACCGTGCGCGTGGCCGTGCTGCCGTAGTAGCAGCGCGCCTCGGGCGCCGCGAGCTCACCGCTGCTCTCGGGCACGCGCCAGCCCGTCCAGCCGAAGCGGTAGCCCTCGGTCGCCGCATCCCAGCCGCTGGCGAAGGCGCCGCTGGCGTTGATGGTCAGCCAGGTCTTGTCGGAGAAGGTGATGTCCTTGCCTGCCGCGTTGTCCGGGCTGAGCGACGGAACTTGCTCGATGACCTCGCGCGGCCGCACCCAGGTCAGGTAGGCGAACAGCCGGCTCGTGTCGTTGCCGAACCAGAAGGGATGCTCGTCGAAGAGGCGGTAGTTCAGGCGCGACAACCGCAGCGCGTAGTCATCGCCGACATAGAGCTGGGCCGGGTACCAGAAGGGCTCTTCGACGAACGGGTACGGGTCCCCGGTGCGCACCTGGAAGCCCCAGGCCTTGGCCCGCGTGCGCTGATTGGGCGCGGTGATCGTCTGGAGGCCGAAGGCGTAGACATTGCCGAGGTAATTGACCTCGAACGCCGTCCAGAGGTACGGGTCATCGAGCCCGGTGGTGGGATCGACCTGGACGTAGAGGAACTCGCCCTTCTTGATCGCCGTCGCGCCCGGCACCTTCTTGCGCAGGAAGGCGACCTCGATGTTGTCCAACTCGCCGGCCTTCGCGCGCCCAAGCCCGCTGAACCCGCCGCGGTTCTTTGGGAACTTGAAGGGGTCGCGGATGGTCATGGCGTCTCATAGGTGTTCACGAAGCCAGTCCAGAAGGGCAGAGCCGGCGGCAGCGTGCCTCCAGGGCCGAACGCATTGAGTCCACCGGACGCGGCGGCCACGAAAATGCCGGCGCCATATGCCATCGACTTCCAGTTGCCAGCCGGCATGACGTCATCGTCGAAAGTGGAGAAGTCGGCCGTGGAGTAAGACGCCTCCCCAGGCACACCCGTGTCGTCGTCGGCGAAGGCCACCGTGCCGCCGCCAGCTGCGCCGCGAGACATCGTGCGGCCATCTGCCGGGCCCATGGGGACAGTGGCCCAAGAGAGGCCATTGGCCGAGCGAGCGAGTTCAGGGCCACTGCGCAGCACGTAGAAGTAGCCGTCGCCGCCGTACAGAAGATCGTCGTTGGACGACGTCGGCAGCGCGGTCTGCTCGGTCCACGTGTCCCCGTCCGGAGAGGTGAAGACCGACCCATCGAAGCAGGTCGCCAGGAAGAGAGAGCCGCTGCAGGCTAGGTGCTTGAAGTTCGAGCCGGTCCCCGTGGGCATGAAGCGCAGTGCCCACGTGGCCCCATCCGTCGACACGTAGGGCACGCGATTTCCGTTGATGATGACGTAGGTGGTCCCGTTCGATGCGAGGCAGCGCGGCTGGTTGTCGAAGCCGCCCAGGGTGGTCCCGGTCTGGGTCCACGTCTCGCCATCCGCCGAATGGATGATGTAGTCAGTGGCGATAGCGACGAACCCAGCCGTCGCGTGCGCGAGCGCCGAAAGCGCTCCCGAGAGCACGACGGGGACGGTGCGCTCGACGAACGTCTCCCCGTCGGTCGAGGTTGCGATCTTGAAGCCGACGAAGACGAACTTCCCGGCCGCGTAAATGCCAGCGACCTCGCTGCCGACTGGCATCCCCGCACCGCTGGCCCACGTGATCGCCATGACTTAGATCGGCAGTGCGACGGCGTGCGAGTCGAGGGTCTGGGTCGCGCCGCTGGTGAGCGTCGAGCTCGTCAGGTTCATGTCGGCGCCGGCGACGGCGACCGTGCCCTGGTAGCGCGGCGCCGTGGTGCTCAGCGCGCCCGTGTCGGCGGTCAGCACGTGGCGGTAGAAGGTCGGCGTGCCGGTGGCGGCATTCACGCCGCTCCAGGTCTCGGCCGCGTTCTTCTCGAGAATGCCACCCGAAGGCGCTGCCTCGAAGGTGATACCACTGACGCCGTTCTTGATCGTCACCAGCAGCGTGGCGGCGCCGATCGATGCATCGGCGTCTGCCGGCACGGTGCCGGCGTAGATGCGGATCTCGCTGCCCGCATCGAAAGTGGCCTTGAGGGAACCGGTGCCGAGCAGGATGTCGCGCAGGCCGGTCGAGGACTTGATGGTCATGAGGGTGCTCCTTAAGAGGCAGAGATGGCCGAGGGGCCGGCGAACACGCGCAGGATGGAGCCCACGTCGTATGTCTTGGGGGAAGGCAGGCGCACCACGCTCAGCAGCGTGCCCGCGGTGCTGCCCTTGGCGGACGCCGAGGACATGGCGACGCAGCGCACGGTCTTCTGCGCGGTGAAGGTCATCTCGGCGAGGCTGGCGGCGTTGCTGACCGAGCCGGCGGCCACCGCGCCCTCTACGAACTCCGGCCGCGTGCTCGGCGTGTAGGCCGTAATCTCGGTGGCCAGGCCCGGCAGCGTGGCGGCCGTGACGTCCTCGTCCGGCGTGTAGTCGGCTTCGTAGATGCTGAGGTACCAGGTCGGCACCTGTGTCACGCTCTTGAAGGCGATGCCGAGCAGGAAGTTCAGGCCCTCGATCGGCACGAGGTTGTGGGCGTGGAACTTGTCGAGGAGGATGCCGCCAGGGCTGCGGACCTCGAAGTCGTAGCGCAGGCCGCGGTGTGGGGTGTTCATAGGTCGGTGTCCTTGACGATGGTTTCGACGGGGAAGAAGGCGTCAGCGGCGGCCGCCGCGGGGCGAGCTGCCTCCTGCCGCGCGGCGAGGATGTGGTGCGCGCCGTCCTGCTCGCGGAAGAGCGTGGCGCCTGCGCGCGCTGCGCCGAACTTGAGCGCGTGCTCCTGCACGTTCGAGGCGTTGCCGCTGGGCGTGCCGATCACCAGGCCGCGCGGTGAAAGCCAGAACGCCTGGGTGACAGCATCGGCGCCATCGGCGGTGCGCACGGATCCGCCGGAGCCCTGCAGGCCGCCGTACGGAAGCACTGCGACCGGAGAGGTGTCGAGCAGGCCGCCGGCCAGCCAGTAGGTGCGGTCCGCGCAGACGAACACGCCGCTTTCGCAGGGCTCGACAACGGTGATCGGCGCAGGGAAAGGGATGTAGCCCTTCGAGGGATTGAACAGGCCGTAGTAGTAGGGCTCGGAGAAGCACAGCAGCCGGCCAGCGGCCACCAGCAGCGAGCCTTTGTAGTGCCGCAACACCTGCCCGGCCGGCATGTCCGCCAGCAGCAGCGAGCGCAGCGTCGGCCCGTTGTTGGCCAGCGTGACGATGTCGCCGGCGTCGGTGAAGGTGGCGTTGAACACAGAGCCGTTGGGCCCGGTCATGTAGACCAAGGTGCCGGCGCCCAGGCCGGTGACGCGGATGCCGCCGTTCTCAGGCACCTCCACGGCGACCGGCACCGTGGATCCGGATTCTCCGAGCGCGCCCACCTCGGTGAAGGCCAGCTGGTACCGGCCCGGCGGCAGTGCCCCGGCGATCAGCGAGACCGAAGGCGAGACGCTCGGGCGCGGCGTGGCCAGCGGCAGTGCGCTCGCGCCGCGCAGGCGGCCGATGCGCCGAGCGTTCGACCAGATGACATCGCCGTCGGGCATGCGCACATAGCTGATGGCGGCCAGCTCCGGCAGATCGTCGAGCACGCTGGTCGGCACCAGGTCATCACCGTCCGGCTGCAAGTGCAGCAGGTCGTTGCCGATCGCGAGGTAGCCCTCGGTCTCATCGCCCCAGACCGAATGCGCGGCGGTACCGGACTGTGCGAGGGTGAAGCCGCGGCGGCGCTTCAGGTAACCGCGGCCCGTGATGTCGATGTTCTCGCCGGCGTAGAGGTAGGTGGCCTTCGAGCGGTCAGGCAGCGTCCGGCCGAGCTGCGTCGGCTCCAGGCGGTTGTTGACGCCTGGGGACATGGAGCCGAGTTTGCCGGTACTCAGGGCCATGGCCTCACCAATACGCCTTGTTGCGGTGCGGGCGGTTCGCTTGCTCGTCCTTCCGCAGATCTGCGTCGGGCCGCAGGCCGAAGTACTGCTCGAAGGCGCTCAGTGCCTTCTGGGCCTTGTCCGGATTGAAGATCTCGGAGTCGGGCTTGCTGTACGCGCGGTGCAGCACCCAGTGCACGAGGAAGCGGTGGTGCGGCCGCCCGATCTCCGGCGTGTCCGCGTCGTCTTCCATCTGCTCGAGCGGCAGCCGGTAGCCTTCGAGCTTCAGCGTGTAGTCCGCGCGCACGATGCACGGCAGGTAGAGGCGCGTGTCTTCCTGGATGAAGAACTCCGGCGTGCAGCGATCGGTGCGCCAGTCCGGCCGGATCCGGTCCATCTCCACGCGATCGGTGGGCATGAGCCTCGTGGCGCAGGTCGATTCCGCGTTGTGCAGGAACGCCGCCGTGATCTCGAACAGCGCCGGGTGCAGCGGGTAGCCGGAAACGCCCTCCTGCACCGCGATCTGGCAGACCTCCGGCGTCGTCTCGTCGAAGAGCAGGCGCTTGCGGATCGCCGCCTCCTCCTCCGCCTCATTGAACCAGCGCGCGAGATCCTCGTCCGCGAAGAGCTGCGGCTTTTCGAGGTCGTCGGCGTCGACTCGGAACGAGCCGATGAGGGCTTCGAGGTCCATCAGGTGCCGAACTGGTCGATGAGCTGGACAACCTGGGCGCGCGTGTCAGCGAGCGACAGGCGCCCGTCGATCTTCATTCGGAACTGCGACATCGCGAGATCCCTCAGCGCAGCCTTGTCCATGTTCTGCACCTGGTCGCGCAGCTCCTGCGAGAGATCGTCCTGGGTCTCGCCAGCCTTGCGCTGCTGCACCACTGTCGAAGCCGCAGCGGGCAACGGCACCTCGATGAACACATCGGCGTGCTTGAGCAGCTGCCTGGCCAGGGCTGCCGTGACGGCCTTGACCTGGTTCTTCGCCCACGAGCCCGAGCCGTAGAGGGTGTCGGCATGCGGATCGCGCCGGCCCACGTACTTCACGCCGACGGCAGCGACAGGCAGGGTCAGCACCGCAGCAGGCGCGCCCTTGGCATCAGGCTCGGCCGGCAGTGCGGCCAGCGCATGCACGACGCCACGGAAGAGGAAGTCCTTCGCGCGCTGATCGGGCGGCAGGTCCTCGTAGGGGACCATGCAGGGATGTTCCTTGGCCTCGAGGTTCTTCACCGGCCCGTGCACCCAGCCGTCGGCGAGCTTCGCCTCGAACCATGCCAGATGCGAGGCCGCAGGCTCCACGTCGGGATTGGCGAGATGCATGTCCACGCCGGCGAGGATGCTTTCGCGCTGGTGGTCAGACGCCGCGGACCATTCCGGCACCGTGTTGTCGCCCATCGACTGGCAGTAGGCCCGGTTCACTTCGTGCGCGACCTGCGCGATCTGCTCTCGATTCATGTTTTGCTCCGGTGGATCAAAAAGGGGGCGGACCGAAGCCCGCCCCCGAACGGGACTTTCCCAAGGAGAGAGGCTTACTGCGGACCGCGGTCTTCACCGTCGATGAAGATGTCGGCGCGGCCCACCGAAGCGTGCGCGGCGACCTCGTTCGTCCAGGTCAGGTACGCATCCTTCGGCAGGGTCACGGGCTTGACCGCAGTGGTCTGGCGCGTGCGCGCGGCGGTGATGGCCACGCTGGCGAAGAAGTAGTCCGGATCCTGCGGAACGGCCGAGTCGTCCACGCCGTCCACGTACTCGAAGCCAATGTCACCGGTGATGGTGGCAGTGAAGGCGTCCGAGATGATGAGCAGCGAGTCGTCCAGGCGAAGGCCGGCCGGCAGCACGCCGAGAATGACCTTGTCCGTTGCACCGATGGCGGCCGTGGAGTTGCCGCCGACGAGTGCGCCAGAGGCGTTGGTCTCCAGCACGAAGTGCCGGCGCGAGAGGTTGCCATAGGGCGTACCGCCGAAAGCGGAGGTGCCCAGGTTCTTTGCAGTGATGATGGCCATGAGAGGCTCCTGAATGAAGTTGAGGGTGTTGCGTCAGGGGCGAGCCGGCCGGAGCCGGCCCATCCGCATCACTGGCCAGCGATGGCCACCGCCGTGTCGATGGCAATCACGCCGTTGTCGGTTGGCTGGAACGCGTCGCCGTAGTTCACGTCGAAGCGCACCTTGCTCTTGCCGCCGACCGAGCCGATCAGCACTTCCAGCTTGTCGCCGTGGTCCAGCTCCTTCTCGCTCCAGAAGAACGGGTTGCCCGAACGGCTGTTCTTGCCCCAGGCCTCGGCCAGCGCCTGGCCGCCCAGCAGGATCGCGCGGTCGACGGCGAAGCCGGTACCGAACGCGGCCGGCACCAGGTCGGTCGCGGTCTCCGTCTCGCTGGTGATGTCCGCGCACCAGCGCAGACTGTTGCCCGCGTAGAAGCGGATCGGCTTGGGCATCTTGACCAGCAAGATGTTGTTCCACAGGCCCGCGTCGCCGGTGAAGAGCGGGTTGCCCTTCGCCTGCTGCGCGCGCGCCATCGCCGAGGCCTGGAGCGTGCGGAAGTTGCCCGACCGCACGAACGAGGTGTACTGCTCGGCCGAGACCAGCAGCACGCGCAGGGGCGCGTCGTCGGCCATGGCGTCACCCTCGAACTTCACCGGGGGCGGCGGCAGCGGGATCGACGCGATGACCGTGGCGATGGCATCCACCACATCCATGTTCATCAGGTCGGTCGTGGCGATGGTGATCTCGTTGCCCGAGGCGGCGATGCGCTCGATGCCCGTGCCCGTCGACATGTAGTGGCGGTTGCGGGTTGGCGCCTTCACCGGGTTCACCATGATCTCGGCGTGGTCCGGGTCGCTCGCAAGCGGCACCGCCCACTCGATGTTGTCGTGGAAGCCGCGCGCGCCGGCGAGGTGCACCAGGGTGCGCTGATCTTCCAGGCGCAGCATATAGCCGTTGGCGGCCGCACGCGCGAGTTGGCGCAGCTGGTGGGGCGTGCGCTGTTGCGTCATCGTGTCGCCGGCCGAGATCGGCTTGCGCGACTGGTTGATGCGCAGCTTGTCCTGTTGGAGGTCGAGCTTCTCGCCGCGGCCCTCGGCCATGCGCCCGCCCATGATCGGCTTGCCGCCGATCGGGTTGACCAGGTCGAACGTCACTTCGTCGCCCGCGACCTTCGTCAAGTCCATGCAGCGCACGATGGGCATGTCGGTGCTGGATTGCACGCGAAGCTTGCTCTCGGCGTCTGCCTGGGTCGGCATCTGGCCGGTCAGGCGGTTGAGCTGGGTGAGGCGCTGCATGGTGGCAGCGAAGAGGCCTACCGACTGCGCCTTGTTGGCGAGCGGCGAGCCGTAGGGGATGTTGGTGGTTGGCATTCAGGACTCCGTGGCGGTTTGGTTCACACCAGCCGGCGCATCAGGGCTTCGATCTGCGAGGGCGTCTTGCCCTCGAACTTGCCCATCAGGTCCAGCGGGCTCATCTCGGCCATCGCCGCGGCTTCGTCGTGAGGCGACGCGGTGCCTGCCGGGATGTCCGACAGGCTCACGGGCGCCCTGGGCTGCACGTTGGCGATGATCTGGTCGGCCTTCTTCAGCGGGTCCACTGCAGGTGCTGCAGCAGGTGCTGGCGCCGGCGCGGGCGCGAGAGTGGCAGGAGCGTGAGCAACCTTGTAGGTGTCCAGCAGTTCGTTGATCTGCGCCGCGCTCCCGCTCTTGATCACGGATTCGTACGACTGGCGCACGAACGACGGTTGCGCAGCGAGCCATTTCTCGTACTCGGCGCTCTCGACGATTGAATCCGCATCGGGGTGCTTGGTGTAGATCGTCCGGAAGTGCGCTTCGGCAGCGGTGTCAGCCGACTGCTTCTTCACCGGCTCCAGCTCGGCGGTCAGTTCGGACTTGAGCTTGCCCACCGCTTGCGCGACGAGCGTGTCCACGCCCTTCCTGATCGATTCGTCGGAGTAGTCGCCGAAGATCTCCGCGGCCGGGGCCGCAGCGGTCGACGGTGCCGGCGCAGCAGCTGGAGCCGGTGGCGCGGCGGGGGCCGTGCTCCGTTCTGCCAGTTGCGTCTTGAGGGCCTCGGCTTCCGCCTTGGCCGTGCGCGCTTCCTCCCGCGCGTCCACCAGCTTCTGGTAGGGGATGGTGTGCTTGCCATCCTTCGCCAGGATCACCGCGTCCGACTCGGCGGGTGCTGCGCCTGCAGGTGCAGGAGCGGCGGCCGGGCTGGGTGCGGGGGGTGCTGGTGCCGCAGGCGGAGCGCTGGCCGGCGGGGTTGCCGCTGGTGCGACCGCTGCGGGCGCGGGTGCTGGTGCAGCCGGGGCAGATGCGGGTGCTGGGGCCGGTGCGTCGGTGCCGGCGTCGGGCGCGCCGGTGTCCGCAGACGTTGCCGCCGCGGTATCGCCCTCGACAGCGCCGCCCGTCAAAAGGCGCGCCATCGCTTCGTCGCTCACGTTGCCATCGGCATCCGCGTGCTGTTCCAAAAACTGCTCGATGTTTCCTGCCATGTTTCCAGTTCCTTGCCACATCTCGCCGTGGCCGCCAAAGGTCTTGGGTGCTCAGCCGGGATGGCTTTGCTGGCGGCGATGGTGTCGATCGAGAACTAGTTGGCAAAACCTTAGTGGGGGGACATTGCGAGAGAAGCTATAAAGCCAGCAGACCCAAAGAACGGAGCGAGGATGGACTTTCCTGAGTACAACTTCGACGCGATGAACGAAGCCGATGTCCGAGAGGAGATCGTCGCGCCACTGATCAGACACCTTGGCTATCGAGCCGGCACGGAACACGACGTCATCCGCGAGCAGGCCCTGAGCTATGACAGGTCCCAACTCGGGAGGACCAAGTCAAATGACCCTCCCCTTCGCGGCCGGGCGGACTACATCTGCGTAGCAGGTGGGCGAGTTCGTTGGGTCATCGAGGCAAAGCCACCGACAGACCCCCTCGATCAGGTGGCGGAAGCTCAAGCCTGGTCCTATGCGAACCACCCAGAGGTGCGCGCCGTCTTTTTTGTCGTGACGAATGGCAGGGAATTCAAACTCTATGAGACGAATCGCGGGCCAACCTCAGATCCGCTGATGCAGTGCACCTATGCCGATCTGCAGGCGAAGCTGCTGAAGATCGAAAACACGCTGAAGCCCGAGAACATCCTCAGGGATCACCCAGAGGCGATCGTGGACCCTGGCGAGCCGTTGGCTCCGGGGTTGCGGTCGTTCGCACGCATCGTGAGTGGACGGATGAGGGCGACCAGCATTACGCCGGCTATGGGACCTATCACCGAGCTGGTGATCTCGATCACGAGCGGCTCCGTGGAACGCAGTGCCGACGGCACCCTTCTGGTGAATTACGCCACCCTCGCACCACTCCAATCGCTGCAGCAGGCGAATGTCCAGCTCGGCCTGAGTGAGGTGCAACTGGTTTCCACTGATCGCGTGATCTCTGTCGACAAGGACCGTCCAACGGTTCTGTCGGGAGCTCGAAGCATCGTGATCCCACGGGGCATGCCGATGCTCAACATGTTGGATTGGAAGACCAACTTGACGCCCGTTGATCTGCTTACATCCGTCACCATAGGTGCAAGCGGATACATCTCCGGGCACACGTTCGCAGGCTCCTACGATTCAACCCTCACGATGAGCGGTGGCCCCCGCCTCTTCCAATTTCGACTGCTCGGCGACTTCGAGGTGCAACTCACCTGATCTCTAAGGCGCGTTGTCCGTCACGCGTTCGGTCTCGATGCCCTGCATGCCGCCATCCAGTGGCGAGGGTGGCGCCTGCGGCACCGGCGGCTGTGTCGGGCTGGTGTTCTCGGCTACACCAGGCGTGCCGGCCACGTCGACCACACCGGCCGGCGGTAGGCCTGCGGGCACAGGCAGGTTCGGATTCTGGCCCACCGGGTTCGGCGGCTGGTAGCCGGCTGCCTGCGCCACCACATCCGCGACCGGCGCGATGGCCGGATTCATCGCGATCGTCGCGGCCGTCTGGTTCGCCGAATACAGGGCCTCGACGTTGGTCTTGAACGCGTCGGCGATCAGCTTGCCGATCTCGGCCTTGAGCTTCTCTTGCGGGTAGCGCATCGAGAGTTCCTGCAGCTTGAGGTCTCGGGCGTCCTGCATGCGCGCCTGCGCCACAGCCTGGTCGATGCGCTCCTGGATCTGCTCGGGCGACATCTGCGCCGAGGCCTCGCGCACGGCCTTGATGATGTCCTCGCGGTTCGGCAGGTCCATCAGCGCGATCAGGTAAGGCATCGCCACCTGCTGGTACTGCACCGGCATCGCCTTGAAGGCTTCGGACATGGCCGTGAGCTGCTGGCTGCGGTAGCTCGGCGTGCTGGGCACGTCGTTGAGTGCTACCTTGAGCTTCGTGCGCTCGACGTCGTTGTCCAGGTAGGTGTAGCCGCCCTCGTCCTGCGTTGGCACGTTGAGCTGCACTTCCTTCTCGTCGCGCAGCGGATCGCCCTTGATCTTCACCGTCTCCTCGCGACCGATCATGTCCTCGACGATCAGCGACAGCAGCATGTCGCCGACCTCGGCGCGCGCGGTCGCGAAGTTGTCGTTGATCTCGGCCAGGGCCTGGGTGCTCTGCTCGAGCTGGGTTGCTTCCTGGACGCCCGATGTGGCATTGCCACGGCCGCCCTGCAGGCTGTCGGTGATGCCGCTCACGCGCTGGATGCCGGCGCGCGAGTCCTGCAGCATCTGGTACTGCTGCTGGTTCAACTCGAAGTCGCGCTCGACCTTGAAGGTGGCGCCCTGCTTGGCCATGTGCTCCTGGCTGAGCACGATGTCCGCATCCACCCGAGCGATCTCCTGCCGGAACTGCTCGTCCGTCCCGGCGATGGCGCCCTTCGTGCGGGTCGTGCGTACAGCCGAGAGGCCCCAGCGCAGCTTGCTGTTCGTCGCGTTGACGTTGTCCTGCATGTAGACCATGCCGCGCACCAGACCGTAGGGCACGCCCGTGCGATCCTCCTTCTTGCCCCAGAACGGGATGTAGGGGAACTTCTGGTGCCGGTAGGGCGTGGGCCCGTCGTCCAGCATGTGCGGACCCATCCACATCGAGCGGCGCATCTTCGGCACGATCGCCCATTCCGGGACCGTGGCGCCGACCGCCACCAGCTGCACGTGCACCGCGTTCTTGCGGTCGTACTCCACGACCCGGCCGTCCGGCGTCTTCAGCACCAGCACGCGCTTCCAGCGTCGGTACCAGGTCTCGAACAGGCAGACGCGCTTGCCCGTCATGTCGCGCCACTGCTGCTCCTCGACGCTCCAGCCGCGCTGCTGGTCCCACGCACTGGCCAGATCGGTGGAGGTGCCGCCCTCGGTGGTCCCGAGGCCTTCGTAGATCGGCCAGCCGCTGACCGCCTGCGTGATCAGGTCCTGCTTGCCCGGGAACAGCAGCTTGGCCTGCGAGGTGGGCGTCCAGCGCCGGCGGATCAGGTAGCGAGCATCGCTGAGGTCGGGCTCGACGCTGAGCATGTCCCACCAGATCTCGTTGCGGTGGATCGCCCTGCAGCGGTACTGGTACTGGAAAGGGTTGGGGTTGCGCCCGACTTCCACCCAACCGAGGCCGACCGCCACCTGCGGCTTGAAGGCGTCCGAGCAGGCCTGATCGGCTTTGCTCTGCCGCTCCGCCTGGTTGAGCTTGTAGTTCAGCGCCTGCGCAACGTCGTCGCCCTCCTGGTCGCCGTCGGGCAGCACGCGCCAGTCCGCTCGCGTCTTCGCCTCCAAGCCCAGCACCGCATCGATCGCCGGGCCGATCAGCGGCTCGATCGCCGGCGGCATGCCGATCTGCTGCTGCTTCTGCAGGATCTCGGCGCTGAGTTGGTTCCCGTCGTAGTACTCCATCTCCCGGTCGGCCTTGGAGCGCCAGGCCGGCTGTTCCTCGACCTCGTGGAAGAAGTCGGAGAACTCCGATAGCGTGAGCCTGTCGGCGTCGTCGGCTTGCGCGTTGGGCTTCGGGCCGTTGAGCTCGGTGGTGAGTGCGGTCATGGTGGTTCTCAGAGGCGCCAGTCGGGTGCAGCGCGAGACCTCGAGGTCTGCGCCACGACGGCAGGGATGTCGGAAACGAAAGTCATGGCGACCGCGTCGCCCTTGTCTGGCGAGCGGCCGAGCACCTCGCGGATCTCGTCCTTGTCACGGATCAGGATCGCGGCGAACCGGCCGGCCTGGACGATCTTGTAGCGAACGGCGCAGAGGTCGCCCTCGAGCTCTTGGTCGGGCGGCAGCGCGATCGGGTTCTCCGCCGTCGGGTCGAGCGCCTCGCGCAGCAGCCAATACATCTCCGCTCGCTTGTTGCGGAAGTGCAGGTTGCCGGTCTTGTCCATCATGTCGCTCTTCTCGGAGCCGACGACGGGCACGCACGAGATGTTGAGGCCCTTGATGAAGTCCAGCGCGGCAGTGCCGACGCCGATCGCGTCGATCGCCACGGGCGCGCCGTTGCGGATCAGCGGCGCGACGAAGCCGGCGGCCTGGGGGCCATCCTTCGTGGCCACGCCAGGGACGGTCACGAGCTCGTCGAACCAGCTGCCGTGCCGGCGGGCCGCCGTGGTCTTGTCGATGCCGCCGCGCGCGATGTCCAGGCCTACCGCGGACATCGGGCCCTTCACGTCCCGCGCCCGCCAGCGCGCCTGCGCGGCCTTCACCCACTCGGTGGGGATCAGCTGCCACACCGGATCGGCGCGGCCAGCCTGGAAGTCGCCCCGCAGCATCTGGCTGCGCAGCGGCTCGGGCAGCGCCTGCAGCGTCGCCTTGTAGCCGGTGAGGGTCAGGAACAGGTTGTCGTCGACCGAGCTCGGGATGAACGTCCGGCTCTTCGGCGTCATCAACTCCTTGCCGACCAGCACCGGCTCAGGCCCGGGCACCTCCATGTCCTTGCCGGTCTCGTCCGTGACGTACCACCGCAACTCTCCGGGCTTGGCCTTGTTCGGGTGGTTCGGATCGAGCCAGGGCGCCCAGAAGCGAATGACCCATTCACCCTCCGAGCTGGTGGGCGGGTTGCCAGCGCAGATCACGCGCTGGCGCACGTTCGGATTGTCCGTGCGCATCCACCCGATGAGGGTGCGGAACTGGAGCTCCAGGAAGTGGGTGATCTCGTCGAAGCCCTTGAGGTCGTGCGGCCGACCCTGGTACTTCTGCCAGTCGTCGGGCTCCTTGACCGAGCCGAACTCGAGCACGCGGTCAGCGGGCAGGCGCCAGACGCCGGACTGGCTGTTGTATCCAGCGCGCGTGCCCAGGATCGTCGTCATCCGCTCTTCCAGGCCCACGAGCTGCACGGCCTCGCGCCGGAAGATGATGCTGTGCTCCTGCTGCGTCAGCGCCGCGCCCAGAAGCAGGTCGGTCTTGCCGCCGCCGGCGGAGCCACCGTAGAAGACGATGTCCGCCAGCGACTCCAGCGCCATGGTCTGCGGCCCGATCTGCGCCATCCACAGCGGCAGGCCATCGGTGAGCAGCGAGTCCAGCTCGGCGCGCTCGTCCGAGCTCAGGAAGGGCATCAGCTTCGCCAGATCGGCGGGCGCGAGGTTAGGCAGCATCGGGCTGGGCTCGCTTCTGGGCGGCCGCGAAGATCGCAGCCAGGCGGCTGGCGCGCTCGGCGTCGGTCAGCTTGCTCGCGATGCCGCTCTCGTCCGGCACGAACTTGTCGATGCCGTAAGCCTCGCGCTCGCCGCGGCGGATCTTTTCGTCGACCTCGGACAGCTTCTTCAGGGACTCGATGCGGGCCGGCAGAGACAGGCCTGCTGCAGGTGCGGCTTCGCCTTCCTGCTGCGCGCCAGCGTCTACAACTGGCGGCGCAGTCTTGCCAAGCTCGTCCAGCAGTTGATCCTTCAGGTCAGTGAGCTTGGTCAGCCCGGTGCGGTGGCCGAGTTGAACCTTGTAGACGGCGGTGGCGTTGGCGTCTACGACGATCTTGTCGGGGATTCGGTTCGCGGTGCGAACCTCAGTGCGAACCGCATCCATGCGAACCATCTCGTCGGCCTTGGCCTGGATGGCGGCGGAGAGGTCACGGGCCCATTGCTCGGCCTTCGCGCGCTTACGGATGGCTGTCTCGGAAATGCCGTGCTCGCGGGCGATCTGCCGGATGCTCTTCACGCCCGCGCGGTAGTCGGCCTCGATCGTTGGCCAGTGAGGTTGGGGCTTCTCGGTATTTGGTTCGCACGCGGCTGTCATGGCGCCGGATGATTCCGGGCGCGAACCGGGTTGGCGAACCCTACGGGGGGGACGGTGCGCCCCAATGCAAACGGGCCCCGAAGGGCCCGTTGCTGCGTGTGCGTGGGTCAGGTCAGATCGAAGGGCACATGCGCCACTGAGGCCGTACCTGCGGGCGCTCGCGCTTGGCGATCCGCAGGGCATAGGCACAGGCCTGGACGAGCTCGACCGGGCGGGCCACGAGGCGCAGCGCTGGGCTCTCGAACTTCGCCGTCACGTCCTTCACGAAGTCCCACACGAAGGCGCGCACTGCGGTGCAGGTGCGCGCCACGTGGTACGTCACGGTGCTGAAGGCGCTGGCGCCGGCCAGGATGCAGGCCGCGGCCGCGAAGGCCAGGGTGGACAGGAAGCTGCGGGATCGGATCATGGGATGCCCTCTGGATGGTTGGATGGGTGGTAGCAAGGGCCAGGCTCGAACTGGCGACCTTCGGGTTATGAGCCCGACGAGATACCGACTTCTCTACCCTGCTGGCGGGGATTGTTGGCGCCGGGGCGCGCCCGGGCCAATCCCTACTGGGGGCACGCTCAGATGATGCGCGCCTTCATCATCGACTCGGCCTTCAGGTAGCGGATGCGGGCCTCGGCGTCGCACCACCAGGCCATGGCCTTCAGGTCGTTGCCCTCCCAGGTCGGCGGCTGCTCGCCCATGACGGCGACCGCGCTGCGGGCCTGGATGTTGCCCTCCGCGTCGCGACCGATCGCCGCGGTGGTGGCGAAATGGTCGCGCAGCGCCGCGTCCTGGGTGGCGAGGTCGATGTGGGAGCCGATCCACTGGAGGGCCTGGTCTTGGGTGCACTCGCCCTTGGCGAGCATGGCGATGATTTCCTCGATTGCCGGGATCATTGCTGCCCCGCGAGTTGCGACTTGAGCGCGTAGCCCATCAGGGGCCAGATCTTCTGGACCGCGTTCTCGCGGGCGATGCGGCGGCCGATCTCGGGGTCGAAGTTCTCCGGCCTGGCAGGCGCACTCTCACCGGTGACGGTGAAGCCGTTACGCAGCACGAGGACGCAGAAGGTCAGGACCTGCATCGAACCGAGCAACCAGCCGGCGTCGCCATGCACGTGGACGGCATTCTCGTGCTGCGCGCCGTCGGATGCAGTGAAGTAGTGCTCTTCTACGATGTTCGCCCTGATGTCAGCCGGCGTGACGCGCGGCGCGACCGCCTTTGCTGCCAGTTCGCCCTCGGTCACGACAGTTCGCGCGCTGCTACCGATCGGCGCGTAGCCAGACTCGAAGGCCTGGGCCGGCGAGAACGACTTGTAGCCATCGTCGTAGACGACGTAGTAGCCGCCCGCCTTGGGGTTGTGCTTGCACACGTACTCGGCGTCGACCTCGAACGCAGCGAAGCCCTCGTCCGCCGGGACGATGCGCGCTCCGTACGAGGAAGCGGCGCTGCGCCCGGTCGGGTCAGGGTTCTCCTTGGGCACGATCCCGGCGATCTTCAGGGCCCAGACCTTCTTGTGGCACTGGTATTGGGGCATCTCGCAACCGACTTCTGGCATGGTTTTCTCCTGGTGGGTGGGGCTCTCGCCCGGGGTTGTGGGCTACCGCCCGAATTGAAGTGCGACGCCGGCGGTGGCCATGCCGACCATCCGGGTCTCGCGAAGGGTGAGGTCGATGCAGGTGTCACCGATCTCCAACTTGACGCCGCCACCCGGCAAGTGCGTGACGGAGACCGCCCGGTCCTCCGGGGCGTCCGGCACCGGCTCGAAGATCCCGTTGACCACCCGCCGCACGCGGCCGTCGTCGATCATTCGCTTCACGTGGTCATCGACCACGCTGTAGGTCAGGCCCGTGATGTCGACCAGGACCTGCCGGCTGGCGATGCGGTTGCTGTTGTGCAGGTCGACCAGCGCCTGGTAGATGACCGAGCTGACGGGGATGCGCGCGGGCGCCGGCGGTGGTGGCGCGGGCGGCAGCACCGCGGCGGGGGGTGCGGCGTCGTGGCCGTTGGCCGCGCGTGCGGCGCGCGCTGTGTTCTTGAATCGCTTGGCGGGGACGCTGATGGATGGCTGGGTCAGCATGCGGGCTCCTTGGAAACTGATGGCGCGGTACCGCCGTAGACCTTGACGCTCGGGTGCGCTGAGCGGATGCGGTCCGCCGTCTTTTTGATCGCGCGGAAATAGGTGCTGCGGTCCACGCTCTGCCTCTGCAGGTCGTGGAACTCGAAGAGATCACGCATGGCTTTGAGGCCCTGGCCGGTGGTGCCCAGGCGCCCGGTGGCCAGGAAGCGCGCATTGGCCTCGCCGAGCGCCTCCTCGACCTGCTCGGCCGCCGGCAGCGCCTCCGGGCCCACGCCCATCTCGCAGAGCGTCTGGGTCAGGTTCGAGAGATCGGCGAGCGTTCGCCAGTCGTCCAGGCTTGCAGTGCCAGTCGTCCAGGCTTGCAGTGCCAGTCGTCCAGGCTTGCAGTGCTGAGAGCTCGAGCGTGCGCAACTGGTCGAGCCGGGCCTGGTCGGTGATGCTCGCGCCATCGATCGCGAGGGCGATGGGATTGGTCAAGCCCCAGTGCTTGCGACGGGTGTGCTTCCTGCTCATCGTTCGATCTCCCGAGTCGGCTTGACCGGACGCTCGAACCGCCAGAAGTGCACCGGGTCCTTGCCGTGCGCGTGCCAGTTGAAGGCAAGCGCCAGGCCGCGGGCGTGGCGGGCATGCTGCACCACCTCGACACGCTCAGTCGGAGGCACCGGGCATGGTCCGCCGTACCACTCCTGCCAGTCGTACAGGGCTGCCGGCGCGTTCACAACGGACTCTCCAGGCCCACCGGCGAGGCGTTGAGGTGATCGAGCGCCCATTGCGCTGCGGCGCGGTCTCGGGCCGGCTGGCCAGGGTCAGCGACGATCGCGCGCCAGACTTCCACCTGGCGGAGGTGGCCGAGCATGAACGCGGCTTCCTTCTCCTCGGCCGTGGCGTGCGCGTAGGCGTCGGTGTAGTGGTTGCAGCGGTAGCAACCTGCGGCCGTGAAGTGGTCCCCGACCTTGTAGCCCATGCCCTTGCCGTTGCGCACGCCGGCGCCGTGGCACGCGACGGTGGTCTCAGGATCGCCGCAGCAGATCGGGCTGCGGATCAGGCACGGCTGGCCCTGGGCCATGTCGAGTAGGTGCCGGTTCTCGGCGCGCGGCTGCTTTGCGATGGTCTGCGCCGGCGCCGCGCAGGTGGCCAGCACCGCGGTGCGCGTGGCGCGCGTGGTCGGCGGTGCCGGCGGCGGCGTGTAGACGTGGCGCTTAAAGCCTGTGCGACGCAGCATCAGCCCTCCTCCTCTTGTTCGGTGAATTCCACGCCCAGATCGACAACCGCGAAGGCCTGGACCTGGGTCAGGAAGATCTGGAACTCGTCGTCGCTGAGCTGCTCGGTGCTGCGTCGGCACTCGCGCACCTTCAACTCGCCGGTGCTCTTCACCGTGAACTCCTCGAAGGTGGGCTCGATGAACATCTGGGCGAAGAGATGCTTCCAAGCGGCCGGCGCGTACCGCACGCGGCAGCCGGTGATCGGGTCGCGCACCCAGACCTGCTGGGAGATGTCGCGCAGCACTGGCCCGTGAAAGAGCTTGCGCAGCTGGTGCCGGTAGTACTGGCTCACCGTCTCCCAGCGGATGAGGCCGCGGGCGCCCTTCGCCGTGTGGGGCTTGATGTCTTGCTGGTACAGCTGGTTCAGCACCTCGTTGGCCTGGCGCGGGCTGGCGACGATGTAGCTGCGGCTGGTCAAGGCCTGACCTCCGCCACACGGAAAACCACGCCGCCGATCGTGATGCGCTGGCCAACGGTAACGAACAGTGGAGGCACCCGCCGTTCGTCGATCTCGATGGACATGGGGCGCCACTTCCCGCGGCCGACGGGCTTGAGCACGAGCATCACTCGAGCCCCCGCATTCCGAAGTGGCCGATCAAGATCGACTCGGCGCGGTTGTGGTCCTTCACGCGAGCCACCGGCGCCGAGTTGTACAGGCGCAGGCACACCTCGCGCGATGCGGCCTTCTCAGTGCTCAGCCCAAAAGACTTCTTCCAGTCTCGTGGGTTCACGTAGTGCATAACGCCGCGGCGCGCGAGCTGGGCACGCAGCACCCCAAACGTGTCGAACTGACTGGCGATGGTTTGTGCCGGCAGGCTCGGCATGGGAATTGGCCGCTCAATGAACACCGTCACGCCCTCACGCGCAAAGTCGTGTCGGTCGGACCATCCCTGCAGCAGCCGGCTGAACGCCTCAGCGTCGAGCCAGCGCTTCATGCTGCCGCTGGCCGTGCCGTTGTCGCACGTGGGAAGGTCCTGGCAGTCGAGCAATGCGCGGCGATCGGCGCTGAGCAGAGAGATGGCGCCAGTGAGGCCAGGGTCACAACCGATGATCAGCATGTGGTTCTCCCGAGGTCGAACACGCTTCTCGGCGTGCGCAGTGCGTTGCCAACGATTGACCCGTCGGCAGCGAAGGGCATGGCCTCGGCGGCGCTGGCCAGCATCTCCGCCCTGGTGCGCGCGGCGCCGGCGAGGCGGTGCACCACCGGCTTCTGGCCGCCGTACACGTACTCCAGCTGCTCGCGCTCGCGAAGCCGTGCCGTGTAGGTCGCAATGACCGTGATGCAGTAGCCAGTGCGGTCGCAAAGCTGGCGGTTGGTGAGTTCTTCGTCCACGCCGAAGACCTTGAGGATGGTGTCGGCGATGCTCATGCGCTCACCGCCTCTCCAGGTGCGGGCACTTCGTCGGCCTCCGGCGCGTCAGGGTTGCGCCATGGCACCAAATATTTGTCGGCGATGTAGCCCTGCGCCCTGTCGGACCAGGTCACTTCGCCGCACCAGCACAGCTTCAACGGCCGGCTTTCCTCGACGAAGCGCCACATGGCCGGGACACCATCGACCTCGATCGCTTCGACCACCTTCAGCGTCGCGCCGATATTGCAGAGGCAGTCTGGGTCCTCGCCGACCACCACCGCCATCTCATTCGGTTTGCAGTTCACAGGTCACCTCCGGTGGTGGTGGGTTTGCCGGCGCGCGCCACGCGCACCTGGTTGGTGGGGATCGGCGTCTCTTCCGGCCAATCCATGAAGCGGGTGTTCTCGCCGACGTACATCAGGTCAAGGAAGCCGGGCTCGGCGTCGCGCGCCTTTGCCACCGAGACCTTGGCGTAGTACTTCCACTCGGGCGCGAGATCCGGCTTGGACTTGATCGGGCGGTGCACGAAGACGACGATGTCGGCGTCCTGCTCAATCGACCCGGAGTCGCGCAGGTCGGCAAGGATGGGCATTGGGTCCGGGCGTTCGTCGACCTTGCGGTTGACCTGGGCCAGCAGCAGGATGGGCGTGGCCAGCTCCTTGGCCAAGGCCTTGAGGCCTTTGGTCACCTCCTCGAGCTGGTAGACGCGCGGCATCTTCGGATCCGTGCCGTCCATCAGCCCGAGGTAGTCGACGATCAGGCAGCCGAGCTTCCCGTGGCGCCGGCGCAGGCCGCGGGCCCGGGCGCGCAGCTGGTTGATGTTCACGCCGCTGCGGTCGCTAACGTGGAAGTTGATCTGGCGCAGCTTCTCGACGGAGCTGGTGATGGCTGGCCAGTCGTAGTCCTTGAGCCGCTCTGGACGTTTGATGCGGCTGAGGTGGATGTGCGAGACCAGGGACATCGCACGGTTCATCACCTGCGCCTTGGGCATCTCCATCGAGAACATCCCGACCACGAGCCCCTCGTTCAAGGCGACGTTGACGCCGATGGTCAGCGCCAGCGCGCTCTTGCCCATGCTCGGGCGGGCGCCGAGCACCCACAGCTCGCCGGGCCGCATGCCACCGTCCAGCTGCTCGTCCAGGTCCTTGAGGCCCGTCGGGATGAAGTCCGGCGGAGCCGTGCCGTCCGAAGCAGCCTGGATCCGGTCCAGCAGCTCGACCATGCCGCTGTCCATGCCCTCCCAGTCGTCGCCAGACGCATCGGGGCTGATCCCCATCACCTTCTGCATCGCGGCGTCGAGCACAACGTCGACGCCCTTCCCCTGGGTGTTGAAGGCTGTGGTGGCGATCTCGTCCGCAGCGGAGATCAGCTTGCGCAGGATGGAGCGCTCGCGCACGATTTCGGCGTAGCGCCGCAGGTTGCCAGGGCCAGGCGTGTACTGCGCCAGGGAGTGCAGGTACGCCATCCCGCCGACGTCCGTGGCCTTGCCGGCGCGCTCCAATTCGGAGAAAACCGTCACGACATCGGCGGCCCTCATGGAGTTGACCAGGCTGCCTATCGCGGCGTAGACCAGCTTGTGCTCGTGACGGTAGAAGTCGCTGTCGAGCAGCAGATCGGCCACGCGATCCCACCCGCCGTTGTCCAGCAGCAGGCCGCCCAGCACGCTGGACTCGGCCTCAATGGAATGCGGCGGCACCCGCAGCTGTGCGACCTGGCTGTCGAGGTCGAAGTCGGGGAAGTTGGCGCGGTCGTTCATGCGGCCTCCGTGGTCTGTTCGATGACCTTCTGCATGCCCTTGGCCGACAGCAGCCATTCAAACGGGCAGCGCCAGTTCTCGTGCCCGGGCGAACGCGCTCCGCGGCCCATGATGAAGTCGTTGTGTCGCGCACGCTCGAAGTAGTCGCGTGTCCAGGCAAGGAACTCCACGTCGTCATTTGCTCGGGGGGTTCCATCGCGCCGCGGTGTGGTGAGCACCCAGTGCCGGAAGTCCTTGGCCGCCTGCTCGCGCTCGGCGTTCATCACCACTACGCCGGGCAGCTCCGGCAACACCTCGTGCCAAAGATCAATCAGCGCCTGCAACCAGGTCGGCAGTCCTGCCGACGTAGGAGCTTTAGCTCCTCTCTTCTTTCCCTTCCCTGTCCCTTTACTGTCCCTTCTCTTATTAGCTGTCTCTGAGTCATCTACCAGAGACGCTTGTGTAGACGCTTCGGTAGACGTTTGACCGTCTACATGGTTGTCTACATGTAGAAGAACGAGACGCTCCAGTTCGGCGAGTGAAGCGTTCATCGGAGGTGTCACGTTGACGCTCCGCAGGAGCTCCGACATCTCCTTCACCTTCTTCCGCCAACGCGCCTGGCGCTCGTTGCGGCTCTCGTTGGTCTCGCGGTGGTCGACTCGGCTCTCCCATGCTTGGATGGCGTTCTGTGCGACGACCGGGTGATAGAGCCGGCCATCCGAGCACTTGACCCAGCCGCGCAGTGCCATCTCGCGCACCTTCTTCCAAACCTTGGACCCGGACAGCGCCTCCAGAATCTGGTCGTTGTCCGGCAGGCTGCCGCCGGGAATCTGGTTCCAACTCTTGCACCAGAGCGCCACTGCGGCCTTGAACTGATCGCCCGAACTGAGGATGAAAAGGTCCGAGTCGAGCAACCGCACGGTCTCCAGCGGCATGAACGGCATGCCGCGCAGGTCGCAGTCCGCGGGTGTCATCGGATCGGGAAGATCAGCCAAGGCTCGTCCCCCCCTCTGCCGCCTGCCGTGCCAGGTCACCCTGCTCTGCGAAGTAGCAGCCTTCCATGCGAGCCACCTGCCGCGGCGTGCGGGCCTTGATCGCCTCGTTCTGCAGCGCCAGCCAGTGCTTGGCGCCCTCGACGTCACCCTCGCGGTGAGCCTTGAGCAGCAGCAGGCCGCAGCTCTTGATGTGTGCTTCGCGCTCTTCGTCGGTCATGAGGCTTCCTCCGCACTGAACAGCAGGGGCTGCACGGCGCCGTTCTGGTAGACGATGGGCATGACGGTCTCAGCGGAGGGCTCGTCGCCTTCCCACCCGTCAGGCCAGGTGCCGGCGGCAATCAGCTCGCGGATGCGGGCCTCCTCCTCGGCGTTGATCAGGCTGATGCGGGGCCGGCCCTGAGCGTTCGCGGCGGCGTTGCAGGCAGCCTGGATGCCCAGCACGCGCTCCAGGCCCATGAGCCGGGCTTCGAGCGTCAGCGGGCCCATGCGCTGAGGGTTCTTGGCGATGCTGCCGTCCTTCAGCCGCTCAAGGCCGGCCTTCTTGATCCGATTCTTTGGCTCGCGAAGTTCGCGCCACAGCACCCGCAGGCCGAGCAGCGGCGACAGGTAGGCCCAAGCGGGATTGCGCAGCAGCGTGTTAAGCGCCGTGTCCTCGGCAGCCAGCGGGCAGCCGATGCAGCCGGTCCGGGCATTGATCTCTTCGGCCTCGTCGCCACCGTAGGCATCCGCGATCATGGCCGTGGACCAATCGCCGAACTCGACCAGGGGCGCCCAATGCTTCAGCCACTCCCACACGTGGCAGACGCGCATATGCAGCAGCGGCGCCAACGTGGCCAGGATGCCGCTCAGGCCCTTGGCGTCGGGCAGCACCTTCTGGTACCAGCCCTGCCCGCACTCGGCGCCGTCCTTGCCACACGACATCTCGATGCGCTGGTCGCGGATGGCGCTCTCGCCCTGCCGCACACCGGTGATCATGAGGAACTTGCCGTCGAACTCGGCGATGCGCTCGGTCAGCGCGGCCTGCATCGGGTCGATCTTGATCTGCCGCGTGCACCAGCGCAGCGTGTTGTTGTTCGGCGGCGGCACGCCGCGGCCGAGGATGTAGACCATGAAGCGCTTGTCCATCGGCGCGGTCACCACCTCGACGCGGATGCCGCGCTCGCGCAACTCATCCATGATCTGCTCAGCGGCGATGGCCAGCGGCGGGAGCTCCTGCCGCGTGTCGGCGTAGAAGACGGTCAGCGAGCGCGGGCGAGGAATCTTCCTGCTCTCGATCAGCCAGACGATCATGGTCAGCGTGGCGGTGCTGTCCTTCCCGCCAGACCAGGCGATGCCCACGTCCGGGTGGTCCGGCAGGTAGGCTTGCAGCGACTGGATCGTGAGCTCGATGCTCTCCGTCATCTGCAGGCGCTTGCCGCCGTCGAAGAAGCTGGATTGGTGTGCCTTCATGCAGCGAGCTCCTCGAGGTCGAAGTGATCGCCATGGTTCTTGGGGTCGATCAGGCTCATGCCACCGCCCGCACGGCCTGCCGGGCCTTGAGTTGCTCGAGCGTCTTCATGGCGCGGTTCAAGGTGTTGGCCGCACCGTTAATCACCTCGACCAACTTGACTTCCTCGTCCGCCGGCGTCTTGCGATCGGGCCGCGCGTGCAGTGTCTCGTCGCAGGCATGCATCAGTGGGTCATAGGCTTCGCAGAAGACCATGAGCCGGATCACCTGCCCAAAGGTCAGGCGCTGGTCGCCGGTGGGGCTGGCGCAGACCTTCAGCTTCGCGTAGGCGCTGTCGGGCTTCATGTCGGGGAAGATGTGCGCCGCGACTTCCTTCCAGCTCTTGCTGGAGTCGTTCACCGCCTGGGTGATCGCGTCGAATTCGTCGTCGTAGAAGAGCTTCATTGAGACTCCCATAAGAGTTATGGGTGGTTAGGGGAGACGGGCCGGGCCAAAAAAAAGACCATCGGTCCATGTTTCAAAGCCTTCACGAACTAGCCCTTGAGCGTTTCGGCCCCCTGCTCGCGGCGCGGGCGCAGGTCCAGCGCACCAGCGAAAGCGACGCATGCCCAGCCGAAGCCGAAAGTGGGGGGAAGGAGATAGCCGGCGGCGTCGAGCGCCCCGGTGACGATCAGGAAGGCCGCGCTGTAGATGCAGACCAGGAAGAGGACCGCAGAGAGTCGGAACTCCCAGTGCGCAGCGAAGCGGCGGCGGAGCGGCATTCAGGCACTCCTGGCGAAAGGTGTCCGCCCACCCGCGGGGTAGAGTCCGAGCTTCCCAACTTGGACCCCGCGAGGGGCGGACGACATGGAATTCCTTGGACAACCGTTTGGCATCCAAAACACATCGGAGGGATGGCTGGTCACCTGGAACGACGCGGTGCTGCACGGTCCGAAGGGAGCGCCGGACGAATCGGTTTCGTTCACAGTGCTGCTCCCAAGGCGGGCCGATCTGACGATTGCGGAAGTCCAGACGTACGCCCTAAAGCGGGCTGCGGAACTTCTTCAGCACATGATTCAGGCGAAGACGACGCCCGGCCAGTAGCGCCGCACCAGCAGTACTGCTCGAACGCCATGTCAGGCGGCCTTGGGCTCGGGCTCGCCGGCACTCTCAGAAAACTCTTCGACCAGATCTGCGACCTTGAGCCGCGCATCCGCGTCAGCAAGCTTGGCCAACAGGTCTACGGTGGGCTTTTTCCCCTTCCACCGAGTCGCCAACTGCCAGAGGTATCCCGGTGAAATGCCGCAGCGTTTCGCCAGGTCGGCGCGCTGTTCGCGCGTCAGCGATGGGTGAAGTTCGGATAGGCGCATCCGTGAATGATAGCGCCGCGCTAAGCAATTGCAATAGCGCTGCGCTACGCCACATGATCAGCGGCGCGCTATTCAATGCGGGGATGAAGACAGTAGAAGAGGTTCGGCGCGTCCGCCTTCAGGAGTTGAAGGCGACGTTCGGTTCGTTCGCCGCCATCAACAAGGCTCTCAACCGCACCCCGACAGACTCGACGCTCAGCCAGATCGCCAACCAGGCGTCTGGGAGCAAGACCGACAAGCCCAAGACGATGGGATCGCCTCAGGCCAGAGCAATCGAAGCTGCGCTGAAGCTCGAGGCCGGTTGGATGGACACAGACCCCCAACTGGTCGCTGCTGCCGCGAATGCACCACGGTCCTGGCCATTTCCAGGCATCGATATGGCCAAGGTGGCCGCCCTCGATGCCGATTCGATCAATCGACTCGAGGGAGCACTCCTGCTGACCGCCGCCCAATTGGGCAAAGACGTGGCAGCCCAGCGCCCAGAAAACCGCAAGGCCGCGTGAGCGCCCCCGCCCCAATCTACGTGCTGCAGCGAACCGAAGGTATTAGCCTTGCGTCCCGGCTAGGGTGGGTCCGGGGCATTTGCGTGAAAAATTCCTCGTGGTGGTGTGCGCGCGTCAGCCCAGAATCCGCTTGGGGGTCTTTGCCAGAGACGTGCGGCCACGCGCGCAGGCGCTAGCAAGGAGCGAGGGAATGCTGAAGGTGTTGTTGTGGCTCGTGGCGCTGCTGCCGATAGCAGCCTTCGCGCAGCCGCGTTGCTACTGGACCGACATGATTGAACCCCAGCCATTCCTCGGTACGGAGAACGAAGTCATTGTTCTTGCCGATGGCAGCGTCTGGAAAGACATCAGCTACCTCTACCTGTACCTCTACGAGTACTCGCCGAGGGTCGTGATCTGCCCTGATCAAGGCCGGATGATCTTGGAATCGGGTGGCAGGCGCCATGTCTTCACGTTGATCCGTCTGAGATAGCGCGCTCTCTCAACCTCCTCTCCTCAGCCCGCCGCGCGCGGGCTTTTTCACGCCTTTAGATGCCGCCCAAGAGCGATACTTAGCGCTGCGCTATTGACAATGCATAGCGCGGCGCTATTATTTGTCCATCCAAACAGGAGATGGACATGGACAACAGAGGACTTCGGGAGCACGGCAGCGAGCTGCAAAAGCTCCACGAACTGCGCCTTGAGACCACGACGGTCGCGCTGACGCAGGAAGAGTTTGAGGCGCACGCCGCCGAAACGGCCGCGGCCCTCCTGCAACTGATGCGGGTGTTCCAGGTGCGCAGCGTCCGTCGCCGCGCGAAGGCAGAAGCGATCCTCGCCACGTTTGAAGGTCGTCGCGCAATTGCCAGGGCTTCGGGAGCCGCATCGTGAACGGCGCCCTCTTCCCCAACGTCGAGCGCCGCGACAGCGGCCCGGCCAGCCAGGACCGCACGTCCGAGGAGTGGTTCGAGAACAGCGTCGAGTCGACCGAGGCGCGCGACTGCGACGACCTGACCGATGACATGGTGGACGCCGCCGATTCCATGTTCGGAGTCGCGGCATGAAGGTGCTCGACCGCATCAGCAGCGCTGTTGCGCTTCCTGACCGCGCAGCAGCGCAAGGAACACGCGCCGACGGCTTCCGAGGCCGCCATTAACGATCTCGCGCGCCGCATGGGCGTGCGCCTGCCGGGGAGCGCATCGTGAGCCACGTCACGCACGAATTCCCGCGCGCCTACGAAGCCGCGACGAAGGTCGACCCGCTGATCCTGGACCAGGCGCTGGATCACATCGCCCGCACCGCGGCGCGCAGCCGTAGCCAGACCCGGCGCCTGCGCTGGATCGAGCAGCGCGCACTGATCGCCCTGCGCGGCGATGAGTTCCGCGACCTCGACATCGAGCTGCCCAAGAGCGCCGGGCCTGACACGCACGAGAAGCTGCAGCGGCGGATGGCGTACCACATCGCTGTCAAGCACGAGATGCTCGAAGCCCTACAGGCGCTGCACGCCAACATGCTGGCGCAAGGCCTGGAAGACGAAGCCAAGCGACCGACCGAAGACGAGTTCCAGCAGTGCATGCGGCAAGCCGCGGCCGCCATCGCGAAAGGCGGTGAAGCATGAAGTGCCGCCCTGGCGACCTCGCCCTCACCTACGGTGCGCCGACGGACAACGGCCTTCTGGTGGAAGTTGCCGAGGTCGGCGAACTGCCGCCGAGCCTCAAGCTGGAGTGGGGCCCGTTCTGGCGGGTGACCTCGCTTGGCTCGCCCTTCCACATGGAGCCGCACCAGCGCTCGCAGACGGCCATCTGGCCAGACCGACTGCTGCACCCCATCCGCAACCCCGGCGACGACGCGATCGACTGGGCCAGCCATCGCACGCCGCGCAGCGCAGATCTGCGCCAGGAGCAACTGGCCCGGGCCCGTCACCAACTGCTGGAGGTGGCGTCCTCATGATCTTCGCGCCGCTCTCCCCTGAGAAGGTTGTCGCTCAGCAGCTGTACGAGGCGCGCCGGCTGGCGCTCGAGCATCGCGCTGCCGCCGAGCACCACGCCGCCCTGGCCGACATGTACGACGGCCGCGTCGAGCGACTGGAGCCCCTGAGCCCACCGCTCTCGAAAGGCAAGCCATGAGCCGAGCACATCCGCACGGCTTCCCCGATGACACGCCGGAGCCGCTCGCCCAGCCCTACAGCGCTGCCAGCGCCTTCATCGACCGGGTGCTCTATTGGTCCGTCTTCGCCGGCGTGCTGGTGCTGGGCGCCTCGATCGGCGGCCTGGTCGTCTGGCTCTCTCGCGTCCCCGTCAACAGCTGAAAGGACTCGCCATGGACTCCGATGACCACGACCTCACGTCCACCGAGGACCTCGACTTCATCGTCTCCGCGGCATTGCTGTGGGCCGGTGTCCTGCTGCTCGCGCTGTACGGCGACCGCGCCGCCCTCTTCCTCAACTCCCTCTTCCTCAACCTCTGAGAGCTTCATGAGCAACGTACTTGCAATCCAACAGCAACAGGGCGGCGCGCTGGCGCAGTCCGCAGCCTCCGGCCGCATGGCAGTGGCCGACATCATCAGCCACGTGGCGATGGTGCAGGAAGTCATGCGCGCCGTCATGAAGCCCGACGTGCACTACGGCGTCATCCCGGGCACGGATAAGCCGACGCTCCTGAAGCAAGGTGCGGAAGTCCTGTGCATGGCGTTCCGGGTCGCCGACTCCTATCAGGTCGAGGACCTGTCTACGGGCGAAGTCGTGCGCTATCGCGTCACCTGCACCGGCGTGCATCAGACCAGTGGCCTCGTGCTCGGCACCGGCATGGGCGAAGCCTCGAGCGGCGAGGAAAAGTACAAGTGGCGCAAGGCCTACAAGGAAGAGTTCGAGGCCACGCCTGCGAACCTGCGCCGCGAGAAGAAGGGCTTCAACAAGGCGAAGAAGGAAAGCTACTCGACTTTCCAGGTGCGCACGGAGCCGGCTGACCTCGCGAACACCATCCTGAAGATGGCGAACAAGCGCGCCAAGATCGCCATGACCATCAACGTCACGGCGTGCGGCGACATGTTCGGCCAAGACCTGGAAGACATGGAAGAGACGTTGCGCGACCACCTGACGCGGCACGGCGGCGAGGGCGGAGCAACTGATCAAGACGCGCCGGCGGCACCCACCTACTACCTGCAGGCCGACTTCGATGCGAACCTCGCAATCTGGAAGAAGGTCATCGCCAAGGGCGCGAAGCCGGATGACGTCATCGCCAAGATCAACTCGGCGAACCAGAAGACGCCGCTGAGCGACGCTCAGAAGGAAGTCATCCGCGGCCTGGCCCAAGCCTCGCAGGCGGCGCCCGCGCCAGCACCAGCGCCGGCCCCTGCCGCCGCCGCAGTGCAACTCTCGCACGCCGACGTGCTGGAGAAGTTGCGCGCAGCCAAGGACGAAGACGCGCTCAATGCCGCGCTCGACCTCGCCAACTCCGTTACGCGCACCGATGAGGAGAGCGCGGCCGAGGAGGCCTGCTACGACGAGTGCCTCGCCAAGCTGCGCGGCTGATCACCGACCGATACCAAGGATCACCATGGAAAGAATCGTTCACGATCTCGTGCAGGGCGTGCCCGCATGGGATGAGTTCCGACTGACCCACTTCGGCGCCAGCGAGATCGCTGCAGTCTTGGGTCTGTCGAAGACCACAACGCGCACCGAGCTGCTGCGCGCCAAGAAGACTGGCATCGCGAAGGAGTTCGGCGACTGGCTGCAGCGCAACGTGCTGGACCGCGGCCACGAGATCGAAGCACTGGCACGGCCGCTGGCTGTCGAGTTCGCAGGGGTTGATGGCTTCTACCCTGCAACTGCATCGATCGGCCGCATCAGCGCCTCCAGCGATGGCCTCGACATGCTCGACGAGACTGCGTGGGAGTGCAAGAGCCTGAACGCCCAGAACGGGCCCATCGTGCGCGCCGGCCAAGTGCCGGAAGAGCACATGCCGCAATGTCAGCAGGTGTTGATGGTCACGGGCGCCGACCGCCTCCTTTTCACCGTCTCTGACGGCACGCGCGAGAACACCTTCCATGTCTGGGTGGAGCCCGACACGACCTGGTTTGACCGCATTCGCGCGGCTTGGGCGCAGTTCGAGATCGACCTCGCCGCCTATGTGCCGGTCGAGATCAAGGAGCGCCCTGCGGCCGAGGTCACCCTCGCGTTGCCGGCGCTGGTGATCCACGCCAAGGGCGAGATCACGACCAGCAACATGAAGGAGTACGGCGACGCCCTTACCCGGCGCTTGGCGGAGGTCCGCGCGATCCAGTTGGTCACCGACCAGGACTTTTCCAACGCGAAGGAATCGGCCAAGCTGTTGCGCGAGAACATCCAACAGGCCAAGCACGCGAAGGAAGCGATGCTCGCCCAGACGGTAACGGTCGGCGAGGCCGCTCGGATGATCGACAGCTGGTGCGAGGACATGCGCCAGACGGCGCTGAAGCTGGAGCAGGACGTCGAGCGCGAGGACAGGGTCAAGAAGGCCGCCATGCTCGCCAAGGCGAGGACTGACTATGAGGCGCACATCGAAGCGCTGAAGGTCGACACCGGCGGCCCCTGGATTGTCCTCCCCTCCCCGGATTGGCCCGGCGCGATCAAGAGCAAGCGCAGCTTCGCCAGCATGCAGGACGCGCTCGACACGATGCTGGCGAACGCAAAGATCGTCGCCGACGAGTCGGCTCGGAAGATTCGCGCATCGCTGGCATGCATGGCGGAGGAAGGCAAGGGCTACGAGTTCCTGCTGGCCGACCGGCTGGCGCACATCGGCAAGCCGGTGGAAGACGTGCGCATTCTGGTGCGGGCTCGCATCACCGAGCACAAGGCGACCGAGGAGCGCCGCGCCGCAGAACTCGCCGAGCGGGAGCGCGCACGCATCCGCGCCGAGGAGGAGGATCGCGCGCGCGCACAGGCGGCCCGCGAGCAGCAGGATCGCGAAGCGGCGGAGCGCCGCGAGCGTGAGGAAGCCGAAGGCCGAAAGCGCCAGCAGGAGCAGGAGGCGGCGGCGCGCGAGCAGCAGGAGCGCCAGCAAACCCTAGCGCGCACGGAGCCGCAGCGCGAGGCACCCGTGGCGCCCGCCGCCGCACCGGCGCCAACCGTCATTCCCATGCCAGCGCGCCCCGCCGCTACACCCGCCGGCAAGCCGACGCTCAGCCTGGGCCAGCTCAAGGAGCGGCTCGCCCCAATCCAGATCACCGCCGACGGCCTGGCCACCTTGGGCTTCACGGGCCTGAAGGACCGCGGTTCCGTGCTGTTCCACGAGGCCGAGTACCCGCACATCTTGGCCGCGCTCGTCGCGCACGTGCAGGCCATCCAAGCCAAGCAGGCCGCCTGACCCGATCAACCCCGAAGGACCAACCATGCCCAAGCAGTACACCCCGGCCGCTCCCTTCAACGACATCGCGGAGTACATCGAGATCCCGATGACGTCCGTGGAGAGCCATCAGGTCGCCGCCATCGGCTACGACCCCGAAAGCAAGACCCTGGCCGTGACCTTCACGCGCGGCCCGGGCCACATCTACCAATACCCCGGCGTCGAGCCGGAGGTGCACGCCGCCTTCATCGCGGCTGAGTCCATCGGCAAGTACTTCGGCGAGCACATCAAGCCGCTGCCCTTCAAGAAGTTCCCGGCGCCCGTCGCCGCCTGACCCAGTTCGGGCCGGCGAGGGCACGCGGAAGTTATTCAGCCGCGCGCCTGGCGTTTTAGTAGTCGCCTGCCGGCCCTCCTCCTTCTCCACCAACAGCAAGACCAATGAAGCAAACCATCATCGCCCTGGCCATCTTCGCCGCGTCCGGCGTCCATGCAACCGGCCATCCGCCGCCGCCCAGCAACCCGGCGCCGAACGCCAGCTCGAGCGCGCAAGCTGGCGCAGTTGCCGGTGCCGCGGCGGTGGCCGGCGTCAAGAACCGCGTCAGCGTGCGCAACACCGCGGCCGGCGGTGCCGGCGGCTCGGCGACCATCACCGGCCTGACCGGCATCGCGGGCGGCCAGTTCGGCGGCGCTGGTGGCGCGGTGGGCAATGTCATGGCCGGCGGCCTGGAACTGGCCGGCGCGCGCATCGGCTCGGACGTGAAGGTCGAGCGCTCGGCGCCGAGCCTCTACGGCGCCACACCCACGCAGCCGACCCAGCCCTGCGCTCGGCCCGGCTTCAGCATCGGTGGCTCCGGTCGCGACGGCAGCGGCCTGCTGTCGATCCCCACCGGCACGGACGTCACCTGCCGCGTCGACAACGCGCTGACCATCATGGCCCGCAATTCGAAGCTCTTCAGCGACGACGACCGCCTCACAGTCTCGTGCAAGCAGGAAGACATCGCCGAGACCCAGACCTGCAAGGACTTGGCGCGGCGCAAGGCCAGCGCCGAGCGCGCGGCCGCTGTCTTGGAAGACCGGCACACGCGCGCCTACATCGCTGCCCGCGACTCGTCGCTCCTGCCCTGATCAACAACAACCCCGGAAGGCCCAACTTCATGTTCGAACTCAAAGACCAGACCACGATGAAGCTCAAGAAGGCGAGCACGCACGTGGAGAACCATGGCGACGAAGAACGGATCGCGCTCGACCTGCGCGTGATCTGGACCACGAACAATCGCAATCTCAATCTGATCAAGAAGGGATTGCGAGAGGCCTTCTTCTGCGACCTGCGCGCCCAGCAGCAGGGTGACCAGGAAGAGATGGACTTACCGGTCGACGAGTTGCCGAATGTGCGCTTCCCCGACCTCGACTACCCGATCAAGATCAAGGACTTCCAGCTGATGGGCGCGCGGGTCGAGGTCGCCTATGGCATCGACGACGCGAGCGCCGTGGTGATGCAGTTGTGCAAGGCGCACAAGTTCGAATTCACGCCCATCGAAGGCGGATCGGTGCTCATCGAATACTCGATCTCTTCGTCGGCCGACATCGATCGCGACATGATCGGCACGACCTCGATGCTGCAAAAGCATGAGATCTCGATGAAGCAGACCATGCCGGAGGTCGAGCAACCGACGCGCCCGCTCACCGAAGCGGACGTGTTCACGAATCCGGTGCCGGACAGCACGGAGCCGCCCCTCACTCCCGAGGATGTTTTCATCAACCAGTCCGCCGAGACCACTCCGGCCGCCACGGTGTCGGTCAAGGGCAAGGGCCGCAAGCCCAAGGCGGAGGCCTGACGCGATGGGCTTCACCGTCATCCCCATCGAAAAGGTGCGAGCGGCGCTCGCGCGCGCTGAAGAGCTCGGCGCCGCAGGCATCGAGGAAGCGTGTGCCGCCGCCGCGCAGTCGCTGGGCATCGCCGTCGAGTCGGTGCGCGAGGTGGCGTACGAGCTGGCTGATCAGGATGCAGGGGGCGACGCAGCATGATCTCGCCGCAGTTCGTGCTCAACCTCGCCGCGAAGCTGGTGATCGTGCTGTTCGCCGGCTCCGGCGGCAGTTGTACCGGCATCGAGCAAGCGATCGGCCGGCACGTCGACATCGCCGTGAACCACAACGACGACGCCGTCTCTTGCCACGCGGTGAACCACCCGCAGACCCGCCACTACCGCAAGGACGTGCGCGAGCTGTGCCCGCGCGCGTTGACCGGCGGCCAGCCTGCAGGCTACTTCCATGCCAGTCCCGACTGCACGCACTTCAGCCAGGCGCTGGGCGGCCAGCCTCGCGACACAGAGATCCGCTCGCTGTCCTGGGTGGTGGTGCGCTGGGCTGGCCAAGCGCTGCCCGACGTCATCACCCTCGAAAATGTTGAACAAATTCGGAAATGGTGCCCGCTGATCGCGAAGCGCGACAAGGCGACCGGCCGCGTGATCAAGCTCGACGGAACTGTCGCCGGGCCCGGTGAGCACACCCCGCGGCGGCTGCAGCACTTGGTGCCCGACCCGAAGCGCCTGGGCCAGACCTGGGAGCGCTTCCTCGCGCTGCTGCGCCTGCAGGGCTACGTCATCGAGCACCGGCTGCTGAAGGCGGCTGACTACGGCGTGCCGACCACCCGCACGCGCCTGTTCATGGTCGCGCGCCGCGACGGCCTGCCCATCCAGTGGCCGGAGCCCACGCATGCGCGCAAGCCCGGCAAGGGTCTCAAGAAGTGGCGCCCGGCCGCCGAGTGCATCGACTTCAGCCTCCCGACGCGGAGCATCTTCGACCGACCAAAGCCGCTGGCGGATGCCACATGCCGGCGCGTGGCCCACGGCATGAAGAAGTTCGTGCTCGACAGCGGGGACCCTTTCATCGTTCCGATCGCCAACTGGTCGCGCGAGGCGGTCGACTCGGTGCAGCAGCCGATGCGGACCATCACGGCCTGGCCGCGGGGTGGCGCTCTCTCCGTTGTCACGCCCGTGCTCATCCAGACCGGCTACGGCGAGCGCGCCGGGCAGGCGCCGCGTGCGCTCGACATCGACCAGCCGCTCGGTACGGTCGTCGCCGGCGGCGCGAAGCACGCGCTGGTGACTGCCTTCGTCGAGCAGGCCAACGGCTTCGGCAACGCGCTGCCGGCGCACAGCCTCGACAAGCCGCTGTCCACGATCTTGACGAAGGGCGCGAATCAGCGGCTGGTGACCGCCCACCTGGCGCACCTGCGTGGCAACTGCGACGCGCGGCCGCTGGATGAGCCGCTGCGCACCGTCAGCGCAGGCGGCCAGCACCACGGGCTGGTCGAGTACCACCTCGCACCCGAAGCCGAGGCCGGCGCGCTGCGCTGCGCGGCGTTCCTGATCCGCTACTACGGCGAGGGCGGCCAGTGGGGTGACCTGCGCGAGCCGATGCACACCATCACCACGAAGGATCGGCTGGCGCTGGTCACCGTCTGGATCCGCGGCGAACCGTGGGTGGTGGTCGACATCTGCCTGCGCATGCTGGTGCCGCGCGAGCTGGCCAACGCCACAGGCTTCCCGCGTCAGTACGTCATCGACCGCGGCCACGACGGCCGCATGTTCACCAAGACCCAGCAGGTGGCCATGATAGGCAACGCCGTGCCGCCTGGGCTGCAGCGCGCCGTCACCGCGGCGAACTTCAGCGACCTGTGGGACCAACCGCAGCGGAGGGCCGCCTGATGTCAGTGGTTCACCATCAACCGCTTCCGCAGCCAATCCCTCGCTGCTGCCAAGCCAGCGTCGGCGGCCTCAAGTTCTGTGTCGAAGATCTCGCCGGAGTAGTGCTTCAGTGGCACTTCGCCGTGCCACTCGTTCTCGATAACGGCAAACATCATCTGGTACTTGCCACCTTCCGTCGGCACCGGATGACTGCGAAGCGTGAACTGGCCGCCGTGTGGGGATTCAACTTTTTCCATATTCCATCTCGGTCGATCGGAGATCGCAGCATGACGGCGCTCATCGCCACCGCTGTCAGGACTGGTGGCACTTTGAATGTAGGAGACCGCGACACGAACCGGCTGTCCGAGCCGAAGAACGCAGGCGAACGTATGCATTCCGCGCGAATCGTGTGCGACATGCCGCGCCGAGGTTCCGCCCGTCCGCTTCGCCCAAGAGGCGCAGAACTACGGGAGGGCCGCAGCGTGATGTCAGCCGCCCGGAAATTCGAACTTGGTCTTGCAGGCCTCACACCGGACCGCCCCGATCTCGCCCGCGCTCTTAAGCGGCATCAGACGTTGCACACGGCCATCAAGGAAACAGCTGGGACAGGGCAATGGCTCCCCCGGGAAGTTCTGCGCTTGCCACCAGAGGTTCTCCCAGGATTCGATCGTGAATTGCACCGCCCCTTGTGCCTTCAGGTAATCCAACAACGCGTCGTGCATGCCTTCCAGTGCCATGGCCACCCCCGTCAATCGGAGCCCGCAGTATGCCCAGATGCGCGGGCGGAGTCAGCCCAGCCTGTGCCTCACGAAGTTGTCCATCTCGATGGCCAGCTTCGCAGCCGTGCGCTCGAGTTCCTCGACAGCATCGATCTCGGAGGCCGAGGGGTCGGGTCCCGTCCCCTTGACGCATGCCATCTGCTTGCTGGTGAGTTCGGCCCGACCAGCGAGCGCCCTCTCCTGGGTCTCCTGCCACTGGTCGTGCAGGGCTCGCCAGATCTTCAGGCCTTCGGGATCTTTCGGCATTTCAACCTCCATCAATCGGAGCCCGCAGTATGCCGATAAGAGCCCGACCCTCTGAACCACAAAAGGCGCTAATACGTCATCCTTTGATCCGCATTCGTAGCGCGGTCAATCTCGACCTTGCACGCTGCCAACGCTTCGTCAATCTCTTGTTTGCGGTCCTCGATCACCTCCAGAGCTTCTTTGTCCTTCTCAGGTCTCTTCGAATCAGCGTGCACTCGGGGCAGCGTCGCCAATGCCCACAAACTGCGATCGACACGCCCGATGTGTTCAACCATGGTAGGGCTTGGCAAGTCGAAAATCGGCAGCCGCTCTATCATTCCGCGGACGCGGTTCACCTCTTCGGTCAACCACCCCCAGTGGGTGGGCTTTTTCGCTTCGACAGCCGCCACTGCCATGCCGCAGCAACGCCGTGCATGTTGCAAGATGCTGTGCAAAGCGCGCAGTTTGGCTTCGTTTCCCTTCCTCGCTTCGCTAGTACGGACGCGCTCGTTGCGTCCAGCTTGCCATCCTGCGGTGGCGGCTGTACCGACGATAGCCAAGATCGAGCCTATCGCTTGTACCCACGACGACAGGCCACTATTCGCGTTCGCCCAAATAACGAGTTCGGACCAGCCGACGATCACTGCAATCACGGCGGCGGTTGCACTCCAAAGCCCCAGAACGATAAGTCCGCTCATCTTCAACTCCTCCGGAGCGAAGTATGAAGGAGCAACCCATCCTCTTCAGCGCGCCAATGGTTCGGGCGCTGCTCGCCGGCACGAAGACGCAGACGCGACGGGTGCTGAAGCAGGCGACTGGCCCGAGCCTGAGCATCGGCATCGAGAACGAACCCGGTGTGGCCGAACTCTCCTGGCTGTGGGGAGATGGCCCTAGCCACGATGTGCACGAGACGGTGATGAAGGTGCCGTGCCCTTACGGAGTGCCCGGCGATCGGCTGTGGGTGCGCGAGGCGATCCGCCTGGTGCCCGACCAGGAGCCCGATGACGGCACCGGACGCGTGCTCTCCACGTATGGCGCCGACGGCTCACTGACCGTAGCCGACGCCTGGCCGTGGAAGCGCAGCTACCTGCCGCCGATGCATTGCCCGCGCGGCCTATCGCGCATCACTCTGGAGGTGACCGGCGTGCGCGTCGAGCGCCTGCAGGACGTCAGCGAGGCCGACGCCATCGCCGAGGGCATCGAGAACGATCCCCGCCTGGACCCCGCCGGCACGTGCCACTGGCGCGTCTACGGCCGGGAGCACACCGGCACCAGCTCGCCCGAGAGCTCCTACGAGTCGCTCTGGGAATCGATCAACGGCGCCGGCAGCTGGGCGGCTAATCCGTTCGTATGGGTGGTCGAGTTCCGGAGGGTCAGGCCATGAGCGACGACACCTACACGCCCGCGCCGAACGGCTGGTGCTGCTTCCACTGTGGCGAGACGTTCCCATTCACGAGAGGCGGCTACCGCGCCGCGCGCGTGCACTTCGGCGTCACGCCCGACTGGGCCCCGGATTGCATCGAGCGCCGCACGAAGCCCGACAGCATCCTGCTCGACGAGGCGCGCCGCGCGCGCATTGCCAGCCAGCAGTTCTTGAAGGAGCGCGACGAAGCGATCCAGGCCGAGGAGATCGCCGCGTGCACGTTGGCATCCTGGAAGCGCGCGATCAAAGGCGCCCCCACAGAGCACGAGGCGCGCTGCGCGTTCGATTCGATGGAAGGTCGCGCACTGGCCGCCGAGGCCGTGCTGGCCGAGCTGCAGCGCACGGCCCCTGATGCGTTGACGGCCGCGAGGATTGCGGTGGCTGGTCCCGGCACCTACTACCCGCTCACCCTCCCGAGCTCTGGCGACAGGAGCGCTGTGCAATGACCGCTGCACCTGAAGAGCGCGACTTGGCGCACGAGGCCGACATGGAGCGCCTGCGCCGCGAGCAGCTGCGCGCCGACATCAGCCCGGAGGAAGCGGCCGAGGAGTGCGTGGAGATCGAGGCCCGCGCCGCTTGGATGGAGGGCGCCGACCTTGACGATGGCGAGGATCTGATGGGCGACCCGGACGAGTACAGCGAGGACTACTGCGTTTGCTCCGTCGAGCACAGCATCGAGGAGATGGACAGCAACCAGTGCGACTGCTGCGGGAAGGAGATCTCGTGACCACGCAGCAATTCGCCGCCCTGGTCGGCGCTACCGCTCGATCGATGGCACAAGCCCGCTCCCGCGTTGATCCCTCACAGGAGGTGCGCGGCTCCTTCCCCTGCCTGAAGTGCGGCAGCTCGCTGCACTTTCGCGCCTACCCCAATCAACAAACCGAAGGGCGCTGCAGTGCGGCGCGCTGCGTCAACTGGAGCCGGCAATGACCACCACCGACAAGACCTCCCTCCCGGGTGCGGCCGACATCCTCTCGCTGGAAGACTCCGATGGTGGATGGAGCATCTACCGAAAGGGCTGGGGCTGCGTTGCCAAGATGCCGAGTTGGAAGCTCAACCCGGAGGCGCGCGCCCTGCAAGAAGAGCACATGCGAATCATCGTGGCCGCCCTATCCGCCCCTGCTGTCGAGGCACCGAAGCACCACCCCGGCGCCGCCGAGAAACTGGACAAGCTGCTGACTGCACACATCAATCGATCCGTGTATGTCGAGCAAGAGCTTTTCAACATGGCTGCGGGCAAGAAACCCATGCCGGATGCAGCGAAGTTGCGCGAGTTGGCGAACAAGTTGGGAATTCCCTCTGCTGTCGAGCCTGTGGCAGTGATGGAGGCGGACACGCTCCGGAGCCAACTGCAAAAGCAATGCTCTGAGTGGGGCACCTACTGGCGGGCTTCGGACTCGCACGGCGTAGAACTGACGAAGCCGCAGGCCATCGAATTGCTCGGGAATGCGCTCGGCGTGGAGGTCGAAATCAAGGACAACGGCTGCGCAACGTGCGACGGGACTGGAATGATCGGCGGCGAGCCGTGCCCCGATTGCACTCCCCCTGCCTCCCCAGCAGAGCAAGCCGCGACGCAGGCAGAGGCGCCCATGTGGCCGGAGATGCGCGCAGACTTGAAAGCTGTTCTCTTGGAGCTTGACGTGCCAGTGATTGGCTACGTCTCCAGCCATTCGGGCACGTTCCACAGAAGTGCAGATGACGTGGACAACTCGGAAAGTGCCGTTGCGCTGATTCGAGAGAGCGACCACCGTCGCGCATGCCAAAAGATTCGAGCGTTGATTGCCACCCCCAATGCCTCCCCTGCACCCACAGGAGCGCAGGCCGAGCCGACAGAGGGAGAGCAATCGTGAGCACGATCAATCTGCGCCGCGAGAACGGCAAGCGCCTCACCATCCAAGGCCGAGGCGCCATCAATAATCCGTCGCTCCAGTGCGTGCAGTCAATCTTGTGGCGTAAGAATGGGTCGCCGCTGCAAACCCTGGAGATGACGCTCGACGAAGCTGAGCAGTTGGGCACGGCGATCTTTGCGGCCATCTACGATGCCAAAAGCACATCCGCCCCCGCCGAGCAGGCAGCACCGAAGGCCGAGCCGCTGACGCGCGAGGACGCGAAGAAGATGGTTGCTCGCTTTGGCAACGCTGCAATTGCGCTGGACAAGGGTGAAGGCACTATTTCCGGCTTCGTGCAGTTGTCGAATGAGCTGATCGACGCCCTCGCCACTCCATCTACAGACAGTGGCCGCGCAAAAGGGGAAGACTGATGGACGCGATCAAGAAACTCCGCAGTGCTTACGAAAAGCTCGAAGCCGCGCAGTGCTGCCAAGAGGACGGCATGCAAGGCGCCTATCGAATCATCATGGCGGCCGAGAAAGAACTGGCCGGCGCAGTGAGGGCGTTCCTTGCAACGCAGTCTCCTGCGCCACCGCCTATCGTAGACAGTGGCCGCGCCACCGGAGAGGACGAGTTCGGTGTCTTGAAAGCTTCGGCTGCCGCCATCAAGGGCTGGATGAAAGACTCTGAGCGGCTCGATTGGGTCATGCGGGTCTACAGCGTGCCGGGCGGACGTGACGCCATCGATGCCGCTCGTGCCGCCACCGGAGCCGAGTCCACTCCCCCTACAGGGGTGGAGGGAGCACCGAATTTCGAGCCTACCGGCATCCCTCTTCTTGCCGAGAAGCACCAGGGCATGCGCGTGGACTACTCGGGTCTGCTTGGGCAGTGCCAGCGCGGCCTGCGCGGCGCTGGGGGCCATGCGGCCAATGCGGAGATGCTGCGCCAGTTGCAAGGGCACCTGAAGGAACTGGGGCAACGCTGGTATGCCGGCGACACGGCCGTGGTGGACGAAATCTTGCAGCTTTACTGCATCGAGAAAGAGGCGCGTGACGCTCTCGCCGCTCAGCCTGTAGCGGGGCACCAGGGAGGCGAGGCATGACTGAACACAAGCCAGGATGCGAAGCCTTGGGCGGCTATGGCCATGGAGTGGGGCCATGCACTTGCGGTGCTGCGACCAGGGAGGGGGCTGGCTGTGCCGCATGCGTGACGTGCGGTCAGCCGTGGCCTGAGGACACCACTCCCCCAGCACCCACCACGGAGCCGACAGCGAAGCCTATTACCGGTCTCACGGAGGAGGAGATCCGCAAGGCGGTACGTCCGCTCTATTGGGACGACAGGGCCTGCGATATGGGTTTGGACGATGACATCGAGACAGCCCAAGCCATCACCCGTGCTCTCGCAGAGAAGAACGGCCTGGCAGTGCAAGGAGGTGAGCATGGCAATTGAGCGCAACTACAAGTGCAACCTCTGCGGGGATCGAGGCTCTGCCTTCGACTTCCCCCGGCTGGTTGGCCTGCACTTCAAATCCTGGCCGAAAGGCTGGATCGAGAAGCCGGCGCATGAGTGCGAGAACCACATTTGCGCCTCCTGCCTGTCGTCGCTTCAGGGGTTTACGCCTCGATGTGGCCAGGGCCATGACTGTCTCGGCGGCCCCAACTGCGGGAGCGATCACAAATGAACGACGCCCAGTTGATCGAGCACCTGCATGCGCGGGGCTACAGGATAGAGATCACCGATGTCCCCATGATCCGCGAAGCATGCGCAGCTCTCGGAGCCGAGCTCGGCGCTCCAGACATCCCGCTTGGCTGCGAGATGGCCCGCGGCTGGGCCGTCGAGGTGACCGCCAACGGGCAGCAGGTCCTGCTGCTCTCCGATCGGGGCTACAGCGGTTTGCCCGACCTCGAGCCCTGGGCCAGCACGATCCGTGGCTGCGCGGAACACCTGCAGGCGTTCATCGGGCCGGCCGAGGGTCGCCCGGCGTTCGACCCCAACGATGAGTCGACCGGCGAGGCCGATGCGATCGATCTAGCGCCACCGCTGCAGAATCCGCCCAGAGGTGATCGATGAGCACCAGCCCGTTCCTTTCCGATGCCGAGATCGCCGAGATCTGCGCGCCGCTCGAGCAGCCGGCGGCCCAGGTGCGCTACCTGTGCCGCCAGGGGCTGATCGTGAAGCGCAAGCCGAATGGCAAGCCTCTGGTCGCCCGCGGCGAGTTCGAGCGCGTTCTGGTCGGCCGTCAGCCCGAGCAAGGGCAGAATGCCGGCTCCGGGCAGCCAGACCGCGCCGCCCTGCTGAAGCTCATCCGAGGAGGCAAGCGTGGGGCGCAAGCGCAAGGACGATAACCAGGGCCTGGCCGGCACCCGCCTCTACCTCCGCCGCGGCACGTTCTTCTACGTGCACCCGAACGGCAAATGGGAGAACGTCGGCAAGGACCTTGGCGCTGCCAAGAAGCGCGCTGCGCACTACAACGATCCGACCGGGGCCTATGGCACCATGACTTGGTTCCTGGACCAGTTCCTGATCCACTTCCGCCAGTTGGTCGCCGCGAATGAGCGCTCGGCCAGGACCCTCGAGGACTACGAGGCTGACGTCATCCCCCTGAAGGCCTTCTTCGGCCCCATGCTCCCCTCCGAGGTGGGGCCGCATCATGTGTCCGACTACCTGGACATCGGGGCCAAGGAAGGCCGCGGCGTCCGGGCCAACCGTGAGCGGGCATGCCTCTCCTCCTGCATGAGCTGGATGCTGCGCAGCAACATAGGCGCCCTAAAGGTGAACCCGTGCATGCGTGCGAGCGGCGTAGTGCGCAACGAGGAGACGGAGCGCGACCGCTACGTGACGGACGAGGAGTACTTGGCCGTATTCAATGCGGGCAATCGAGCGGTTCGGCTGATGATGGAGCTGGTCTACCGCACGCTGCAGCGGCCTGAGATCGATGTCTTAGCCTGGACGCCGGCGAACGTCGTGAAGAAGGCCGGCAAGCCCGTCCTGCGCTTCATCCAGAGCAAGACCAAGCGGCAGATCGACATCGGCCTCGAAGGCCGTCTGCTCGACATCGTGCAGGAAGCCATAGGAGAGGTTCCGGTCCTGCGCCAGCCCATCGTGCACACGCTCAAGGGCGAGGCCTACACCTACGACGGGATCTCGGCCATGCTCAAGCAGGCGCAGGACAAGGTGCGCGCGAAAGTCCCGGTGCTCAAGGGCATGCCGTCGTTCGGCTTCCGCGACCTCAAGGGCAAGGGCGCCACGGATATGTGGCTGGCCCAGCAGCCGATCGAGCGCATCCAATTGCTCTGTGGTCACAAGCACAAGGCAACGACTGAGAAGTACATCAAGGCTCGGTGGCGCGAAACCGCGACGCCGAACACCCTTGTGATCGGGCAATAA